GAATTTCGTATAGAGGAGATAAAAATGACATTTTAAACTAAAAAAGCCTTGTAACTTCTTTAATTACAAGGCTTTAGTTAGCGGGGCCGACGAGACTCGAACTCGCGACCTCCTGCGTGACAGTAAGCAAAAACTCGATTTTTAACCAATTTTCAAACTTTTTGAATCCAAAAAACATTTATTTTATATATGATTTTATAAAAAGTGTTATAATAGTGTTATAGAATCTTTAAAATACCCCTACCCAAAATTCAGAATTTGGTTTAAACTTTGAAACATCGTTAACCCAGTTTATTAGTAAACTAAGCTCTTTCTCGAGTATTGAATCAGTAATATTATTCTTTTTCCAAGAATCCCATATATATATTAAAGCTTCCGTAAATATTGTTGGAGGATATATTCTTTCATTCTCAAGAATATTTATTAATGGATTCCCTATATCATCCTCATACCCTGACCATTTAATAGAACCATTCTCATCAATAAAACATCTTGCCTTTTTAGTATCAATTTTTATAATAATCTCCTTATCGCTAAAATTAAATTGACAAGAAATTTCACATCCTGATCTTGGACTATAAATTTTTTGTGTGATAATCTTATCCATATTCCCCTCTATTATTTTTTTATAATTATTAAAAAGAATATTTCAGATTACCCTCAACATGGAATTTATTTATTAAATTTATTCTTAATTTAATATTCGTAAATTTATTTATCAAGAAAATATTTTTAATCATCTCCCAAGCCCCGGTCTTTCATTGACTCGTCCTCTCCCTGGGGGTATCATTTTAATTTGATTTTTTCTTTCCTGCTTGGGTGAAATTATATCTGTTATTTTATTGCTCAATACTCTTCCTGTAACTCTGTCTACCAATCCTAATCCCGGAACAATATTCAATCCATAATTTGTTATACTTCTTACAATTCCTCGCTCATTAAATATAGAATAATTACCATAAGGAAATATTTCAACTTTAGGTATCAAAGGTGTAATCATCAAATTTGCTGGATTAAGTCCATAAGCAGGCAATGGCATCGAATCAAAAATAGATTTGAAAGCAAGTTCCGTAATCAATGCTCTCTTTTGCTTTTCTGTTAATCTTCCGCTCTTAAGCAAATCCTGCATTCTTTTTTCTTCGTCATCACCGTTTATAATTTGCTTAAACATTCTGTCCATTATATCATATAAAAATTGGAATAATGTGCTTATCATTAACATCTTTGCATAATATTTACTCCAATGATAAATAATCTCAGATTTATTTTTTATCGGTTCTAATTTTTCTATTGTCTTATTTAATATTTTTTCTTGCTGCTTCAGCCAGTCTCTCATCTCCTCTATAGTTCCTATTTCATAATCTTTATAATCTTTTTTATTCTTGATTTTATCAATCATAATATCCATTGCTTTTCTAAAATATTCTACTGCTCTTAGAGCTTCTACAGTCTTAACATCTTCACTTAATCCCCTTCTTAAAATTCTTTGTGCTCTTAAACCTTCTGCTCCTTCCAAACTTTTGAATAAAGTTTGTGATAAATGTTCCAGGTGTGTTATCGGGAATCTTCTAAACATCAAGAAAAATCTTACAATCTCTTTATCAAATAATGATGGTCTGTATGCTGCAGTTGGACTTATTTGTGAATTAGCTGCCAAATCCATTCCATTTCTTACAGCCATATCAAACATTTTTTTATCTTCAAGAACCTTATTAATTGCTTCTATTTCACCCATCCCTTTATTAATCAAATCTTTATATGCTTTTTGTTTTGTCACATAATCAATTATTCCTCCAAGTTCTGCATATCTCCAATTTGTCATTTCGGCTAAATGAAATGGTTCATAATTTTTAATCCTTTCATTTATTTTTAAGATTTTGCTTCTGTTTGCTTCTTCAGCAGTTAATTCCAGAAATCTCGGTGTTTCTTGTGATGCTTCATGAATTGCATTTAATAAGTTTCCTGTAGGAGTTTTCAATTTATAAAATATTTTATCAGTTAATTTTACTGCTTCATTTGTCATATACAATCTTGCAAAATCTTTTTGTGTATAATTTTGGACCGCATTCTTAAGTGAGAATGTAAGAAAATTCATATACTCAGCACTTCTAATTCCTCTAAAAAATTTTGCTGCTAAATTTTTCGATGGCAGTTCTGGATTAAGATTTGACCTCATAAATTCAATTGCTGTGCTGAATCCCTGCTTCCTAAGCAATTCTGGTATATCTTTCTTAAAATCAGTATAATAATAATTAACTGCATCTTTGTATGCCAACGCCTTAGCAACAGAAAAAATATAATTCTGTGTTACACTTAATAAATCTCGTTTAATATCTTCTATATCAAATTCTCTCGGCTTTAAATATCGGCTGTCCGCATAAATAAAATTATTCAATCCTCTAACATCAGTTTTAATTATGTCCTTTGGGTCACTGACTATTTCATCTATAATAAATCCATCACGAATAATATGCGGGAAATAATCTGTTCTTACAGGATAACCAGCTTTTTTAATTTCAGCATATAAACCATCATTCATATCCTTATCACCATAAATCATTTTATACAATTCATATAATTTAATCTCATCATCAGTTTCAAGATATTCTTTGTAATTTGCTCTGTCTTCAAGTGCATTTATAATTTTATCCTCAATCTCTTTTATTCTTTGTTCGCCGTATTCTTCACTACGGATATCATCATAAATATCTTTTATTTTATTTACTATCTGGAAATATTTATCAACTAACTGCCCCTGAATAACATTCCCTTTTGCCATTCTCTGTGCAAGTTCAGCTCCTGCAGCTCCATATTTCAAAGTCATAATCTTTACTTTTTCGCCGAAATATGTTAGTCTTTTAATTTTTGTATGCTTTCCTATCCTGTTCTTAGGATTATTAATAATTTCTTCTGCTGTCTGTAGTATTTTTTCTTGAGTCTCTGCTGGGATATTTTTATTAATTAAATATTTTTCTATTTCCTTTTTAATTTCTTCTGCTTTTTTATCTGTAATATCTGTTTTCGGTTCAACAAAAGTTCCAGTTTCCTCTTTGCTTTTTTCATATTCTCTAAGTTTTGCTTTTATAACTTCTCTATACAATTTTAAAATATCATCAGGACTTATATTCCCTGCTTTTTCTTTAATCTTCTCTGAAAAATCTGTATATCTTCTAAATCCCTCATCATATATTTCTGATGCCTCAGGCAAATACTTTTTATAAGCTTCTTTTGTGTTTTCATATTTATTCTTTTGTTTTGCTTCTGCTGTTTTCCAATTTCCTTCTTGTCCAGTAAAATCTTTATGCCTTTTATTCCAAGCATATATTATTTCTTCTTTATCCCATGCAGGCAGTTCATCAATTTCTGCCTCGTGTTTTTTCTTCCAGTTTTTTAATTCAAATATATTTTTAATTTTTTCAATTCTGTTCAGATAATATTCTAAGTCCTTCGGATAAAGTTCACCCTGTATTTCACTTATTTTTTGCCTTAGTTTATCGTTGACAAAATCTTCTTCTGTTAATATCTTTGTGTGTCCAGATTTGGTTACTTCTTTGGGCAATTGGAGCCCTCTGGATTGTAACCAAATCTGGCTTTTATTTTTATTATAATAACGCAATAAACCTTTCTCAATCCACTCAATAAATGTTTTATCTCTCTCCTTACTATAAACACTCGCTATTTTATTAACAATATGATTTTGCTCTTGCCTGCTTAAGTGAATTGCTGCAATCACACTTCCTTTCTCTCCTCTTAATTCAGTCATAATAACGTAACTGTTAGGCATTGTAGCTGATTTAAATATCATTATAGGATCATGTAATTCTTTTGGCAAATCTTTTATTAAATCTAAGGTTAAATTGTCTTTAGTGATAGCTTTATTAATAACTTCTTTTGTAATTGTTATTGGCAGTTGTTTTGCCCCTAATTTAACAAGAATTAATGGTGTATTGGTTATAATTACAGGTTGCGTTGTTTTACCATTTAATAAATCATCAACTTTTTTATTAAAATTGCTTTGTGCTAAAGAAACCTCAGTATTTATTTCCTCTTTGGTAAATGTTGATTCTGTTTTGCTTATCTTTTTTATTTTTCCTGAAGCAAGACTATAGAAATATCCTGCCTCAAATGAAAATCCCAACTTATTTAAATAATATGCAATCTTTGACCACAGTTCTCTTAATAATTGAAATAATCTTTCTAATCTTGTTCTCGGTTCTGAAGGATTTTTTTCCTGTTGTTCACGCCATTCAATATATTTTTTTGCAAGTCTTTCATGCGCTTCTTTCAACGAAGGATTATTAGCTACATCCCAAATTTCTCCTTTGCCATTCCATCCATTTTCACGCAATAAATTTCTTGCTAAGTGAGGTTTTGCAAGTGTTATAATCGACGCATGAAAACTTTCTTCCCACGCTGTTGTTATATCAGCTTTTTCTGGGTCGAATATTATTGCTTTTTCTATTAAATCCGTTAAACCTTTTGCCTGCTCTTTTGATAAATCTTTCTGGCCTATTAACCATTCAGAATTTATTCCCTTCCTAATCTCTTCAAGAAATTTCTTCTTTTCGCTGTCACTCATCTTTACATAAACTTTTTCCAAAGGAATGGATACCCGTCTTAATCCCTGTGCTGCTTCCCCTGTTTGCTCCAACTTGTTTTCATGTGCGGAAATAATCTCTTGCAATAATTTTCTTAAATTAGTATCTTTGATTGTAAATTTAGAAACGGCCTGTTGTGAAGATAGGTTGTTTAGCCTAACGATGTACAACAGGTCGTTTCTATTTATTTCAAGCGTTGAATTATCATAATGCCATTTACCAGTATTATCTACTCCAACACTAATTTTAACTGTAAAATCTTTTCCATCAATTTTTACTGATTTAAGAAAATATTCAAACTTATCATATCCTTTAATATTCTTTTCATTTTTTAACTCTCCAATATAAATAGCATCTCTTAATATTCCTGGTGTATTTTTATTTACAACCAGCTGCTCATATCTGCCAACATGTGTAAATGGTTTTTTCTCACTTTCTCTGCCAATGAATATTTCTTTGCCCGTGTCTTTATTTATTACACTTTTAGGATGTATTTTTTTATAATATTTTCTTACTGTATGGGTAATTTTAAGTCTGTTTTTTTCCCAATTATCTTTATTAATATCAAATCCTAATTCCTTCAAGTCATTGTTATATTCAATCTCTTTATCATTAATTATCTTTTTATAAATCTCTGCTTTCCCCTCTTCTGTGTTTTTTTGAAATAAACTTTGTTGTTCTCCGCCAAATAACTCATACTGAACATTTTTATTTTTTAGCTTCAATATTTTTTTATTGATTGTTTCAAGTTCAGTCTCTGCTTTTTGAATAGTCTCAAAATCATTTTTCTTTTTTGCTTCTTCAATAACATATTCAAGATGTCTTTTCCTGTCTTGCAATAATTGTATTTCACTTCTTCCCTCATCAAATATAGAATAGCTCTCTGTTGGTTCTGCGGTTAACTCTATTTCTTCAATTGGTAAAGTTTTCCTGATTAAGACGGGATTGCTTGCTTCTTCTGGTTTGTTCTCAGGAATCCATTCTTTCGGAATTGGTAAGACTTTTTCTCTGTAATCTAATAATAAATTGCCGTCTTTTTTTCTATTCCTTACTGCTTCATTTAATTTATCTTTTAAATATGTATAACTCTTTATTAACTCAGGTTTTTCTTTTATTGCACGCCTGATAAAAACATTTACATTTTCAAATCTTTTTCTTTCAACAAAATTATTTAAAAAACTTGCTAATGCTCTTTGTATCTCTTCTTTCTGTGTGTATCGTTCTAATGTTAATAATTTCTCTCTGACAGGCAATTCATGATCAAATGAATTATAAGCCCTCAATAAAGCAATTTCAATTTCATCTCTTGGACTATCTTTATATTCAATATACTTTTGATAAAGTATTTGTCCTGTTTTATTTATTTCTTGTCGGATTTCCTCTTCGCTAATTCTTCCAGCAGCTTTTGTCTTGCTTTCAATATCCTCAGCAAGTTTTTCGAGTTCTGCCGCATCTCCGCTGGTGATAATTTGTGTGGCGATTTCTTCATCTATTTCCCCTCTATTAATTGATTTTTCTAATTGCTCAAATATATCAAATTGATTATTAATTATCTCGCTGATATTATTTTCTAATTTCTTTATTTCTTCTGTGTTCGCAAGAATTTCTTTTTGAAATAAATTTTTTTGTTCTAATGGTGCACCTTTCGACAAAGCAGTTAATTCTCTGTTTCTCGCTCTCAATAAATCTATCTTCTTTTGAATATCTCTTGTATCAGCTCTCGCTCTTGCACCTGTGCTTTCCAATTTGTCAAGTGCAAGTTTTTCATTAGGCTTAAATGTAATATCTGTTACTCTGTCTTCTACTTTATTAAAAAATTCCTCTTTGGTAATAAATGAATTTCTTAATTTATCCCTGTAGAAATAATCAAATAATTCCTGCTCATGTCCGTCTGTTATTTGTGGAAATTGCTTTCTTAATTCTCCTACCCAAGAAGCATTTCTTTCTAAATATGGATATGACTTCGCTGCTTCTGAATTTAATGCTCTTATAAATTCACCTTCCTCATTTAAATAAGATAAATTATCAAGCAGTTTTATTCTTGATTCTTTTTTGAATATATCTAATAACTTAGATTTTGAATAACCCTGTTGTTTTGCTCTCTTATATGCTTTAATATCAGATAATAAATTTTCTTGTGTCGACTTGCGGTTGCTTTCTATTATTGCATAATTAATTGCTTCTTCTTCTGTCCCCTCAAAAAATTTAACAGGTATTGTTTTTGCATTCCTTCTCTTCATTCCCTCTAAACGAGAATGTCCTGCCAATACATAAATATTATTATCCTTTGGGTCTTTCCATACAATTATAGGGTCAAATGCTGCAGGGTTATAATTCTTTTCAATTGCTCTCGCTGTTTCTTCACTGTAAGATTCTGCTCTATTCTGAAACCTGCTTTCATCTGTTTTTATTTCTCTAATTGGAATTTCTTTTACTTCAGCAAATTTTGTCTCTTGAAATTTATTCTCAATTTCTTTTGCAGTTTCTTTATTAGCAACAGTTTCATTTATTGCTTTTTTAATCTCTGGTTCGATAACTTTTTTATTCTCAGCTTTTCCTTTTGGCTCGCCATATAACAGTTCAGCAACATTTTTTTCTGGGAATCCATTCCTTTGGAATTTTTCTATTTTTTCTAATTTATCTAATGGTTCAATCCATTCTTCATTCCCTACTTTTACTATTGCAGTCGGAGTATCTTGAAATTCTGTAATTTCAAGAACTTCACCTTCTGTAAATTTATCTGGGATATAGTGCCCCGAAACGTATCTTGCTCTTAATTTTACTCTATCTCCTATATTAATATTAGGTTCTTTTTTCTCTGTCTTAGTCTGCAAATCGGGATTTTTCCAGTCCACCCCTTGTTTTTCTAATATTCTTCTCGCAGCTTGCGTTGATTCTAAATCGGGGTGTCCGTTGGCAATATCAACAAGTTTTTCTATTCTCGTGGGAGGTCTTATTTCTCCTTTAGCAACCTTATCGGCATATTCTTTCCTTAATTCTTCTCTGCGCTGATTATTTCTCTGCATTTCCTCAGAAACTTTTTTAATGGCTTGTTGTTTTCCTCGACCTTCTTGTATATTCTTATGTAATGCTGGCTCTGCACCTCCCATAAATGGAGCTTTATTCTTTGCTAAATAAGTTTCTTCATCGATTATTTCTAACGGTTTTACTTGCTCTTTCGGGTAACTAGGTGTTTCAGTTTTGATTTTTTGTAAATCTGGATAGTCTTTTAATACTTCCTCAGGGATTTTTTTACCTTCTTTTAATGCTTTCTCAACTACATCTCTGTGTGTAACTGGAGTATTTAATCTATTAAGGTATGTTTCTAATTCTTGCTCTGAAAGTTTAATTTCACCTTTTGATGCCTTCTCTATTTTTTGCCTTGCTTCATCAGTAACTCCATATAATAATTTTGTTAATTCTTTAATTCTTGCTAATTCTTCAGCTCCGCTTCGTTTCGTAAATTTTTCTTGCCTTGTCTCGGCACGCAATCTCTCTCTCTCATTATTCCATTCTTCCGCTGTCATTTCATAAGGTTTCTTCTCTTCTGTAGTTTTAGTTTCTTTTGGGATTGGTTTAGTTTTTTCTGTGCTTTGTTCTTCTGTCGCTGATTCTTCATCAATTTCAGTCTTTAGTTCTTTTTCCGAAGGAATGGATTCCCGGCTTTCAGCTTTAGGATAATATGAACTAATAAATTTCCCTTCTCTAAAATCACCGATGTCTAACTCTTCATTAATTGCTGCACTTGTTATATAATTTTCTGCAAATTCTTCTGCTTTTTCTTTATCCATTCCTTTCTTAATTAAATCATCAGTTAAATATCTAAAAGCTATTGCTAATGGGTCTTTATGACTTCCTTCCCCCATTACAAATATTTTTTCTACTCCTTCGGGAAATTTTATTTTTACTGCTTTCCCACTTTCTGCACCTATTACATTCTCTTTTAATCTTTCTTCTGCATTGATTAATTTTAATTTTTGTTCTGCAAGTCCATATAAATCTGAATCAACATCTGCACCAAGTAAATCTGCAGCTAATGTTCTTCTTGCAAAATCTTCTAACAATAATCCTTTTTCTAATTCTTTATCTTCTGCATTATTTAATCTTGCCTTATTGTTAGGCAGTTTAAGATAATTATTGAATTCATTTTCAAAATCTTTACCTAATTTATTTTTTGCTTCTTTTATAACTTCTTGAACTGGCAAAGTAGTTAATATTTCTTTTGCTTTTTCTGCATCTTCTCTCTCACTTCTGGATAATCGTTCAATGGTCTCAGCGGGTGTCTTTTGTTGAATGTCCTGGCTGCTAATTCCTTTGCCTTCCTCGCTGGCAGTCCTTTCTTCAGATAATAATCCCTTATTGCTTCTTCCGAAGGAATGGATTCCCAGTATTCCTTCGGCATTTTCACCTCCTATTCTTTTAATTTCCTCTTCTAATAACTTAGGATAGTTTTTTTGTAATTGTAATTCTTCTGAAGTAAATTTAGTTTTACCTTTTACAATATCTTCTGCTAACTTCCTTACATTCTTTATCTCATCTGATTCTAATAATCCTTTTACTCCTGTGGTCTTTTCTATTGGAATTTGTTCTTTTTCTCTTATTTTGGGTATCCATTCCTTCGGAACTGGTTTTTCTCCAAAAAATAATTCTCCTGAAGTTGGTGCTAATTTTTCTAATTTGCTTTGTATAATAGCTTCTTCTTCTGGAGTTCTACCCTTTAAATTCTTTGATGATTCAATAACTTTTTCTGCAGTTTTTGATAATGGAATTCTTTCTGATGGAATAATAGGCAAGCCTTGATATGGTGTCACTAAGGTTTTATTCTTAAATGCTTCTTCGAGTCCTTCATTAATTTTCTTTTCAAGCGTTTTATCTAACTTTATCTTAGCTCCCTTAATTCCTAAAATAGTCCCAAAGAATAATCCATTTTCAACTAACTCTTTTGCTATTTCTCTATCAGTCGGATTTAATGAATCAAATGCCCCGGCTTTTTGAAGTTCTTCTGTCCCTTTAGATGAAAGCAATGAACCAATACCTACACCAGGACCAAAAGCAAAAGGTACTATTATATTTGTTATCTCTTCTCCTTTTTTTCTGTCATAACCTAAACTTTCAGCAATGTCTCCTCCTATTTTAGTTGCAACTGGCATTACCGCTGTAAACCCCATTACCGCAGGAATTGAAGATATAATCCCTTTAATTGCACCTGCTGCTTGTTCTCCTAATCCTCTGGCAGCTGTTTTTAACCCGGCCGGAATTTGTTCAGGTTCTTCTTCCGAAGGAATGGAATCCCAATATTTTGATTTTACCTGATAGCCCTGTTCTTTATATATATTGGCTATTCCCGGGTCAGTAGTATTTGTTATTTCTTCCCCTCTGTCATTATAAATTGTATAAATATCTTTTACTTTTTCCTGCCCTGTAATTTGTCGAATTCCTTTACGAATATTTTCTCTTCCTTGATATATTTTTCTTAAAGCATCAGCAAGATTCTCTGGGACACTTTTTATCCCTTCTTCTAATTTCTCAATATATCCGCTCAAATAAGATTGTGCTTTTCTGGGTGCTTCTTTAACAAATTTAGTATCTGGAACTGAATACAAATTAGATTGATTAATTTGTAGTGGTGTAAATCTCTTCTCTTTGCTTGCTTGAATAATATCTAATATACCAGTTGGTTCTATCACCTGCGAATTATCTTTTACTTGTGCTTGAGATATTAAATTCCCAATTACATTTTTTGACTTTTCTGCTCTATATGCTGAATCTTTTTGAGCATCTGTTTGGGAATCCATTCCTTTGGAAAAATTTTGCCTTAACCAATAATCCGCACTAAAAGGATCCTCTGCCTGTCCGCCTTCTTTTTGGTGGACTTGTCCGCCTTCTTTTTGGCGGAACTGTCCATTGTTTTTTTGTTCGTTAAGAATATTTTCAACATAATCTATACGTTTGCCTGTTTCTATTAATTTCTTCAGACCAGGACCAAAATTATTCTCTGTCTCTGTAATCGAATCTGGGAATCTCCCAAAGGGATGGATATCCACATTCCTTTGGAATAAGTCAAGATTTATTAATTTTTCTAATCCTGTCATTATTTCAATCCTTGATAAATTACACTATAGTATTTAAGAAAATCAGCTATTTCGCTTGCTTCTTCATCTGATAAATTGCCAGCTCGTGCATGTTTTATTGCCTCGTCTTTTAATTCCTTTGGTGATAATCTCCTCCCCCAAAGTTTTTCAATATTTTCAACAAATTCATAACTTCTCGGACCTAATGTTTGGAGCTTAACATTTTGCAATGCGTTTTCTTGACGATACTTTTTCTCAGTTTCACTTATTTTCATCGGAACACCAGCCGGGTCTAATTTATATTGCCCTGTTGTTTCATCTCTTACATAATTCCCTTTATCATCAACTGCAAATTTCAACACATTGCCATATTCATCTGTTACATATTCGTTTGGATTGATTATATCTGCTATCAATTTTGATGTAGCAGGCGATAATGATTTTGATTTTTCTTTTTTATCTTTTTCCGAATTATCATCTGATTTAAATTGCCACTCTTTTTCTGGTGCTCTTAAATTTGTCCTTACGAATTGCTTCTTTTCAAAGTCCCATTGATAGATATATCCATCTGCCCCGACTTTCGTAAATGGATTTTGTTCTTTTTGTTCATAAGGCTGTCCTTCAGCAATTTTAATTGGTTCGGTCCCTGGATATTGAATAAATCTCGACTCGCCTCTGCCAAGATTAAATGCTTCAGGCTGTTGTGGTTTTAAACTTTCCGCTCTTTGACTTAACAGATTCCCAAGTAAATTAATTTTTGCTGCTTTATTTTCATCTATATTCTTATTTAATAAAATTGGCAAAACATTTTCTTGAAATTCACCTAATATATTTTTTGCTCTTTTGTATCTTTCTATGTTCGGGATAGATATTGTTTTATCACCAATTTTTATCTGTGTTGGCGGTATGTAATCCCCTAAAATATAATCACCTGGAGATTCCATATTAATTTTATCTTTTCCTAATTGTATTTCTTCTCCAACAGATTTGCCTGGCACATATCTAATATCATTTGGATCAAATCCTTCAGAAATTTGTTTTTGTTTTGCAATCGCTTCGTTATACACATTTAATAAATTATTATAAAAATCCCTTTCTTCCTTTTGCCTTCTTAATTGGTCAAATACATTTAATACATCATTTAATGCCTGGCGTCCATATTTATAATAACTTGTTGAATATCGTGCCATTTTAACCTCCTAATAATAAACCGAGTAAAGAAACACCGCTTGAACCGCCGCTTACTGGTATGCTTGCAATTTGTGCTGCAGTCCCTAATCCAGCAAATAAATCATCAAGCCATGTCCCGCTGTCTAATGCACCAAGTAAATTCTGCTGCTGACCATATCCAGTGCTTAATCCGCTTAATAAATTTCTCATATTAGATAAATCAACATTAGAAGCAAGCTGAGTTTGATTTAATTTATTTTGATTAACATATTTCATTAAATCTGATAATGATGAAGCTTCATTTATTCCTAATTGCCCAAGAACATTATATTTGTTTTTATTTATATTGCTTGCAATATTGCTCAATGTATCATTAACAACAGAACCGCCTGTAATCCCTCGAGATGCTAAAGATGATACTGCCCCTTGCTGCTGTTGTGCAATATCTTCTGCAATGTTTCTTTTTAATATGTTTTCTTGACCAGAAAAAATTTCATCTAATTTTTTTGATATATCTTCATATCCAAAAGGCTCTGCATAATTTTGAAATCTATTCAGCACATTATATTTGCCGCTCTGTAAATCTTTAGTAAAATTTTGTAATTGCTCTAATTGTCTTTGTGCTTCAGCTTCTTGTCTTGATTGACCTGCCATATTTCACCTCCATTCGCCTTTGGCGAATCCATTCGCCTTTGGCGAATTAATAATAATTTTTTTCCAATATTTTGTGATTTTCAAATACTTCATAAAACCCAATTTTCTTAAATAATCCTGCATTCTTATCATTTGCGTAACATCTTATTATCTTTATACCTGCTTCTTTTATTTTATTTTCTATCCAGTCAAAAAGTTTTTTCCCAATCATTGGATTTTCACTGACAAACGGTTCTATCATTAATACATATCTTAAATTAGCAATAGCTTTAATCTCTCCATTATTATCTTCGGCAATTATTATTTTCCCTTCTTCAGGGACAAACAATCCATACTTTTCAGAAAACTCTTTAATCTTACTGCTGTCATTTTCTAAAATGTAGTCTCTTATTTTTGGGAATCCATTCCTTTGGAACATTCTTTTTATTATATATCCCATTTATTTAATAATATATTTTCTATTGTTTGAACATCACTTAAACTAAGAGCAGAATTAAAAACTATTACTTCATATAAACCGCCATTTAAATATTGTGAAGTAACAAAACCGCTAATAGTTATTTTATTAAGAGTAATAGTCCCAACATCCATTGCCATTTGATTCACTTCATTTTGTCCATTGAGTCTTGCGAATATTTGTGTCCCGTTAAAAACCCATGTAACTAAATACAATTTATTTATTTGTAATGTAGTCATTCCCGTTGCTGTAACATTAGACCCTGCGTCATCTCTTCTAAAGCACATAATTTTATCATGAGAACTTCCTCCATTGGCGTAAAAATTCATTAATGGAGTTGTTGATGAGCCTCTTATAGAAAATAAAACAGTATTGCCGCTTGGTAAAGAATATGGTCTGAAAACATAAAAAAGTGTAATCGGTTTATCCGAACCTGAAAATTGTGAATATAAGTTTGAATTAACCATTAACATTGAATTGTTAATAAATTTTACAAATGGGAATGCTGCTCCATTTCTAATTTCATAGGCAGGAAGAGGAAAAACAGAAGTGCTTGAATCAAGAATTAAATTATTATTATTTCCTGATTTATCATTATAAAATCCTTCTTGATGTAAACTGTCCCACCAAGCTGTTGGAGAAAGTGACTGTATTGTGCTGTCATCAATAAATTTTCCGAAAGTAATCCCTCTTGGCTGCGGTTTCCATAAAGAAAGTGTGCTGTCATAAACCAAAACTTTACCATTAGATAATCCCTCTAAGTCTACATCATTCAATTCAGCGATAGAGCCTGCTCCTCCGCTTTCTGCTGTCCTCCATTCAGTATCGTAATCATTATTTGATTTTTTAGTTAAAACCTGCCCTGTTATTCCGCCTGCTGGAATTCCTATTCCATCTAAACCATCTTCACCATTTGCACCATTATAAACTGTAAAAGTCCCTAAATTGATTGTTTCATCTGCATCACCCCAGACTGTATATGTATCTGTCTCTCCTGGTTCGTTTGGTAATCCTGAAACTGCTGTTGTTGAAGTAAACTCAATGTGGTCTATCCCCTGTCCATCAATACCGTCTGAGCCCGCTGCTCCTTGCGGTCCTGTAATCTCATTTAATGCAACAAGGTCATGCCATTCTATTTCGTTCTTGTATCTCCATTGAATATGTGTGGCTGATTTTTGAAGTTCTATTTCTCTTGCATTAGAAATACCTCCTCCTAAAAGATGATATTCTCCATCCGAGAGTTTGATATATTCCTTTACAACTCCATCTTCTTTCACTAAAAATCTTGCACCGACTGGCATCAAATTTTTTGGCGGCAGTTCACTTGTTTCTATACCGATTCCTTTTTCTATTTCAGAAATCATTTGAAACAATTCACGGGATAAATATTTTGAATACTTTTTCAAATCCATTTTAACTTCCCACAATCACTTTAATTGTATAAACTACTTTTAAAATTTTGCCATTATCTACATTTATTGGCGAGCCTAAAACATTTCTTGCAAGAAGAAATAAAAATGCTTGATAAAATGAACTATCTCCTAAGTTTGTTCGATCTGATGAAGCTCCCGTAATTCCATATTCTTTTACTTGAATTGTATTCCCCGAATTATTTTCAAATGCTTTAACGATATTAAATTGTGCATAATTTGAACCTATTTCAAAATCTTCTGCAAATCCGCCGTAGTAAAGCATCTGATTAGTTGATTTGCCGTGTTGTATTAAACTTCCTAAATTATAATCACCCATTGATACGGGTGTGTCGCTCATTCCAATCAATATTCCTTGTTTCCATGCTGATTCATTTTCATAATTTGGATATAGTTTTACTTCACCTCCGCTGTTAATTGCACTGAATGAAGTAAAATCTGGATAATGTGCTCTTGATACATTATTAATATCAATAATTGCTCTTAATGTTTGCCCTGCATGCCTATACAATAATCTCATAAATGGGACTAAAAACCCGCCTGCATCAGTGCCTGAATTCAATGTAGTTTTGATTCTATAATTAACTGTCAATGTTTTGCCTGGATTAACATTTACTCCGCCTGATATTAAATCCCTCATAACCAAAAGATTATAAGAAGAAGTCCCTGCCCTCATACACAACCCAATTTCATTAACCTGAACTGTAATCGATGAATTGTTTGTAAATGTCCTCGTAAATGTTATTTGAACAGAAGCAGAATCATTCGTGTCTTGTGATACAATTGAACTGTTATATATTAATCCCCCGTTTGCTGAAGTCGAAGGTATTTGTTTTTCTAATAGATTATCATCAATTGTTACAGGTGAGGTCCCAGTCCCAATAATAATACCAGAATTTGCAAAAGAATTATAAGAAGGATTTCCTAAATTTGTTACAGGAATATATATAGCAACTCCTCCTGTTCCCGTAGTCCATCCACTGCTGTATGTTGTTCCTTCAAGTTCAATAATTGAATCACTTATTCTTGTCCAGTCATATCTGCCGTCAATATTAACTCCCTGAAATCCCCCTAATGTAATTTTACCTGATGTCTGACCGCTTAATATAGATGTTGTAAATGTTATTCTTATTTTATTACTTGTTCCTGCCGATAGTGAAGAAATACCAGGACTCCCGCCTGCAGTTATAGTAGTAAGTAATCTGTAAAAAGTCCCTCCCATTACATTGTTTCTTGTATCTCTTCCCATCTGTAAATAAAGTATTCTCAAAAAATTTGCTAATATAGAATCCCCTTTCTTTGTCAATACATGTTTTTTTCCATTCTTATCTGTTAAAAACAAATCAAGATATATATCAAGGTCACCACCGTTAATTAATAGTTCTTTTCTGATAACCTTTTGTTCTTTTTCTTCAAATAATTTTATTGCTTCCATATTTACCCCTTTTTATTAAGCCTGCTTGTAGAATGCAATAAAAAAAGCCAATACCAGTAGCTATGCAGACCGGTATCGGCTCTTTATTATCAGATAACCGATTTAATAATTCATCCCGCCTTACGGGATAAATTAAGGTGTTACATTATAATCAAATTCACTCTCAATTTTATTATTAATGCCACGACTTATTATATCTTTAACCTGTGAATTTATTATTGAATTAATATTTTCTAAATCAAAATCAGGTTCAATCGTATTTAACATTTCTGTTTCATTTAAGAAATTAATTGCATTCAGCAAATTTTTATTTCTTAATTCTTGTTTAAATTCATATCCCAAATTATTTGATTGCAATGTTATCTCTTTCCCTGTAGTAAATTGCAATATTTCAGAACTTATTTCTTCTTTTGTAAGCTCACTTATTGAATATATTTTACAATAATAAATTTCTTCTAAATTTAATCCTTGTAGGATTATTTTATGATAATATTCATATTCATTAATAAAAACTTCTTGGTTAAGATTATCTTGTGATATCCCGTATTTTACTTTGCTCGTAGCTTTATGAGTAGTAGCCCATGTTACTGTTGCTTGATTTGCCTTCAAATCTCCAACTAATGGTATCTTTATTTCAAATGGAGTATAAACAATATTAAATGATGGAGGCGGAGGCTGTAATTCTGCTTCTCCATAAAGCAATAATGAACTTCCTGCAAATTTCCCTATTGCTATCTCTTTAACCGAAACTTTCAAAGATGTTAACTCAAATTCTTTTACCCAGCCGAATATTCTAATATAAAATTCAATTACTGTTAACCCAGCAGGTAGTTTTTGATAAAATCTTTTTTCATCTTTCTTTATTTTATATGTTATAGATTCCCATTCTAAATGCTCATTTCTTTTATAATATACTGTTGCATAAACTTCGTCATCGGTTTCCACATTATATACCCCAGAAATATATCCCAATACAATTCTTCTGTTTGAATAAGAATTTTTATCAACACTGTAAATAGAAGAATCAAATGATATTTCTATATGTTCTCCGTTATCCAACATTTTACAGCTTTATCAAATTTAATTTAATTGTTAAGAATATTATTATTAATAAAAATACAAATGCAATAATTCCAATCGTTGCATAACCAATTTTTTCTGTAGTTGTTGTTTGTTTTTTTTCAACAATATTTGTTGTGTCAGTTATTATTGTATCAATTTTATGTTCTTTTATATCCAGCTCAATGAACTTCTTCTTTGGATAATATTTTACATTTGCTTTTACTTTGCCTTTTGATGTCATAATTTCTTTTTCTCCTTCTATTCTTGAAGAATCAGAAAGTTGACTAAATATATTTTCTAATGTATCAGCCAATGACTTTGGTATTTCTTTATAAGTTACAGGCAATGAATCTTTAATCTCTGGAACAGTTATTTCAATTCTTCTGTCTTTAATAATAGTTTCTGACGAAGAACAACCCACAATTAAACAAAACAATATGTATAATAACCTCTTCATTCCTAATTCCTAATTCCTAAAAATTTCTCTCTCAATATTTTTTCATTTCCCGTTCTATATAAAAATTCCTCTGCTTTTCTTCTTTTTACAAGCCCGGATAATATTACATAGCTGCCATTTACTTTTGCTTTATTAAATTGCATTAATAAATAAGTTGTTGTTTTTGTATCTCCTCTGCTAACTGCCTCTCTCAAATTTCCTTTTATTCTATATCCCACATTAAATGTAAAAGAAACCAAAGCATCAAATTCATGCCACCTTAAAAATCTCCATATAACATTATCCACATATTTTTCAAACCGCAGTAAGTCCTTAATTAACAACATTTCTGCTTCTGCTTTTGTAATAATCATCCCTTCATCAATATCATTGCCTGTATGACCGTATCCAATTGTCAATACATTTGCCGGGCATTTATAAGCTTTTGCTCTAAATCCTTCAAAAAATTTAATTAAATCCACTCCAGTCTTAGTTGTTTGACTGCCTGATAATTTAATACTGCTTATTATTATTAATAAACCTATTATGATTATCCTTTTTACCATACTTCAATTCAAAAATGTTATTATATAAACTGATGTTACTACAATAGCTGCACTTAATAATGCAGCAGCCAAAACAGGCATTGAATTTCCCAATTCTTCTGTATCATAAATCCCGTCATATCCTCTGAATTTCTTTTTAGTAAATGGCAAATCAGTATATACATATTGAAGCAATGTTCCAAGTAGTCCAGTTAAACTTATCAAAATAAGTGAGGTCACAGCAGTGATAATCAATCTTGTTGTCTTAGAAGTTGTTTGCAAATCATTTATTTCATTTCTTAACTTAAGTGCTTTTTGAAAATCAGTATATTGATTTGTATTTGCATCATAGGTTTGCGCTAATTCTGTATATTTATCAGTAATTTTTTTATTTAAATCTTTTTCTGTCGGCAGTATTAAAAATATCAATAACACCAAACCGATAATCATTGCTATAATTGCAGCAGTATTATTCTTAAATTTATATTTAATCTTCTGCCAAAGAGAAATGAATTCCCAAGCCATTTTTGCTCCTTTAATTTATTTTATAAATTAATTTATTTTCCATTTTATCAAGTCTTTTCATAAAATCATCTATTTTATTTTCAAGACTTTCCATTTTTTCTTTCAGCCCGGGCACCTGGTCTATTCTTATATACATTTCTTTTAATTCTTTCTTTTGCTCTTCAAGTGCAATTTTTATTTCCTCTTTCACTTCCATCCTCGAAGGCTTATCTTCAATTCTTGCAATTGTATAGCCCACATTGAATATTATCATTATGATTATAATAATTAATTCCCAGTGTTTGCTTATTATATCTTTCAATATCTTCATTTTTAATAAGTCCCATATTTTCTTCTAATCCAATAAAATTGCAAATTATTAGTACCTCCAGCATTACGTGTAACAGTAAATTGACCATTTTCTGCAGAAACTATTAACATATCATTTACATTCCATGAAGTCCCTATTGGTGTTACAAAATAAATATCATTTACACTGCCGCCGTTTGGCACAGTGCATTGTGTTGAAGTCCCGCTAAATTGTGCAATGCCGCATTGTATATAGTCTTTTATTTCATTTAGAGAAATAAATGTTTCTGTTGTTAAAGAACCCCCGTCATCAAATCTGACTTTCAATCGAAATTTTCTTTGTCCAGTTTCATTTTGATATGTATTATCAGCCCATATTGCATTTTTATAATATTGTGGATCACCCATTGAATTGACATCAGGTAATTGAAGTCGTCCCGAAATTAAATCTATACTTGCCCCACCTCTTGCTGATATTCTGCCGTGAAATTCTCTTTGCTGTTCTGGAGCCCCTGTTAATATTTGAGGGTCTTCTTTAATTACTTCAAGCACTTTATCAATTGGCAAAATTGCATGATATTCATCATTATATGTTCCTTCTTCTCCATAATGGCTTCTTCCAAAATTCACATATAAACATTTATCTTCTTCACTTACATATACTGCCCCTGGCACATCTTCTTCAAAAAAATTATTAACATTATTCCTTAACGGCAGAGCATAAACTAAAGCATCATGATAAAGATATATTCCAACTCCATTTATCTGTCCGTCATGAACCGAAAGACCATGAAGACTTACAAAATTTTCTCCCTCACTTGAACCAAGCACAAGAAAATTATTTCCTGTCCCATCCTTAGATATTTTTAAAACATTATTTTGTGCATCATAATAAATTGCTCCTGTTCGGCGTCCTCTATAAGTATTAGGTGGTGTAAGAGGCAAAGCTAACCCTGTTCCAGATATTGGCTGCATATCAATACCTGAAAATACTTTTATACCCCCAATTGTTTGATCGCCTGATATTAAAACTACTCCCGAACTGCTCCCGCCTCCTATCGGAATATATTGCCCATTCCCCGCTATATCAATTTTTATTGTTTGGCTTACCTCGTCAAAATAAATATTGCCGGGTTTATTTAATGACGGAGGAGTTTTCGGTAATTGTATTCTTATTGGTGCAATCTCACCTATATATATTAACTGGTCATTAAATTTCCCCACCAAATAATAAAGTATGTTTTCAGCATGGAAAATATTCTGTGTATAAAGTGAACCATTTATGTAAATTTTGTATTCACCTAAAGGCACTGCATCCTTATAATACCACCCTTTTCTTGTCGGGTGTTCGATTAGTGTTATCTTCCCCTCTGGATAAGTATTTGCCTGTGGTATTAATTCAATCGTTGCGCCTAATAATGGTTCACCTGCAGCATTTGTAAATCGTCTTTCAAATTTAGATGTTGCCATTAATACCTCAAATTACTGCAACAAATTCACCAGTCATTATATAATCTTGAATAACTGAATAATCTAATTGAATTTTTTCTGTATAAATTTTCCCTTGAGACAAAAAATATAATATATTCCTAAATCCAGCTTTGTATATTTCTGGGAAATTGTATTTGCTTTCTTCTATCCAGCCGTTTTCTGTTAATAAATATTCTGTTTTTATTTCTGGCTTATATAATCTTATCCTGTAACTGTTGAATTTATCCCTTATTGCATAAAACGAATTTTTGTCTTCAATTTTTATGTATATATCTCTTATTGTTTCTTTTAATAAACTTTTAATCTGACCATTAGCATACATGTAAATATCCTCGCCGCCGCACCAAAAAATAACTCCATTCATATTTACTACTGAATTCTTTGATATGCATCCAAAGCCAAAAAGCGGTTCCCTTGAACTGCCGGTCTCTGGGTCAATTATCATCACTGAATTATCTTTTAATATTAATAAATCCATTGTCGGCAGCAGTGCCATGCTTATTGCTTCATTACTGTCAAATCTTTCAAGCTCACGGTAATTTGAAAAACTTGCAATATCATACATGAATGAACCGCTTGAATGTATATGAGATACCAAAATAAAATTTTCATATCTTTTGTCTATAAACGGATTTAAATAATATGCTCTCCCCCTGAATGCTAATGCTTTATCCCAGCCCTTAACAATATCCATTGTAGGATTATATCCTAATTCAGCCCTCATCTCAGTTGTTGTTAAATTTGCTTCATTAAATATCGTTACATTTTTTTCTTTGATAGATAATTTATCGACATAAAATTCATGATAATTATCTATATCAGAAAATAAAATACCCCCGCCTGATAAAACATCTGTTAAAGTCCAACTGTTGCCATTATCACTGCTGATAAATATTTCTCCCTCGCTTGAACCTGCAATAATTTTATTTCCTAATATGTAAAGGTCATAAATATCTAAATTCGTAATACCGTTGTTTACTTCTTCCCAATTCGCACCATCATCACTGCTTCTGTAAATCCCCGCTTCAGTTCCTGGTCCGCTGTCATACAATGCTGCGAATAAATAATTATCTTTCTTTTTAATCGAAGAAATGTATAATTCTGGCAAGCCGTTATTTACAGCTGTCCAACTATTTCCCTGATTAATGCTCTTAAATATTCCACTTCCAAATGTTCCTGCATAGAGAATTCCATTATTTTCATGCAAATAAGTTATTTCTAAATTTGTCAAGCCAGAATTTACTTGTGTCCAATGTAATCCACTATCAATACTTTTATATATTCCGCCCCCAAATGTTGCTACAAAAATCGTATTGCCTATATTTACAAAATACATTACATAATTAGTTATATCTTCGCTCAACAAATTGAATGTTATTCCATCTGCTGATGAATAAATTTTACCATCTTGTGCGCCAGCATAAATTTTATTATTAATTACCTTTAACGACCAGATATTATTAAGAGTTGTAATTTGCTGCCAGCTTATTCCGCCATTTGTGCTTTTATAAATATTGCCTGATGCTGCATATAAATTGTAACCGTAACTTACAATCATCACCGTTTCAACAGCAGGACTCAATCCACTATTCGATAACACCCAATTATAACCATTTGCAGAACTGAATACTGTCCCACCCGCTGAACAAAATAAATTTCTATTTGGGGAAATAGCTATCGCAAAATATTTGGGAGACTCTGTTAAATTATCCGCTAAAACATTAAAATCATATTTTTTATATGTGTTATCTGCTGATATAGTTGTTTGTGTTCGGTTTAATACTTTTTTTGATTCTCCTAAAAAAAATGAATATATTTTATCAGTTGTTGATTTTAAATAAACTGATACATCATAGATTTTGCCTTTCGTTAAGTTATTTATTGGTAAAATTATTCCTGTTCTAAAAGATAAATCCTGTGCATTCTCATATATATCACTTCTAAACTTAAAAGCATAATTATCAACAGCATCTTGAACTGTCTCTAATGTTCCTCCATTAAACGTTTCCCAATTGCCAATTGAATTTGCATCCGCCGAAGAAATTGCATTCTCTCCCGAATTTAACTCAAGTATTATAGTTTCTGAAGGTTGTAAAGATGATATTAATGCTATTCTTCCATAATTGTCAATTTTCCAATTGCCCGCAGAATAAAAATTTTCTGTTATATTGTATTTATTCAGTTTATAAAATGTAATCCCGTCATTGCTGTAATAAATTCCATAACCCGTAATTCGTGGATTGATTCTTCCATAATTAATTACTGGGATTACTTCTATCGTTGAATTATTATCAACTTGTATATTCGATTCAGCTAATAATTGTTCTTCATAATTATCAATTATTCCTGTTAATCTAATTGTATAATCACCTGCAGGCAGACTTCCCCCGCTTACTGCATTTAATTGTAAACCGTATCCCCCGCCTAATATATGTGTATCTAAAATAATTGAATCTATTTTTGATAAATTTTCTATTATACCTTCATTATTAATATCAGGATGAATTGAAGGAAAATCTAATTTTCTTATCTGAAAAAACTTTTTTCTGTAGCCTATTGCAATTCCAGGTCTATTTTCATAACCGCCGAATCCTATTCTTATATCATTTAATATTCTATGAAATGTTATATCCTGCCACTTTACATTAAATAATTCATTCAGGTAATCAAGATCAATCCAATATCTGCTTATTATAACTCTGTCATTTTCTTCCCATTGGCTGTTATATAAAGTATGACATATTCTTGTCTCTGTCGAATTATTAATTTTAGATGTTATAATTCTTGCAAATTGCTCTTTAGTTTTATTATAAATAACATGGTTATTTAATAAATCATCACTCAATCCATTTACTGCAGAACCAAGTATATTAATTTTATAAGGATACAATATATCTGAACCGACACTAATTTTAGTTAGAATTGTTTGATTTAACCATTGCCAATCATCTATCCACTGATTGCCGTCCCAATAAGGTCTAATCCAAAAGCATAACATATTAATCATGTCTTCATCATTATCTAAAGCATGAACTTTTGCTTTCTGAATTAGAATTGTTATTTCTTTCCCTGCATCATTAATTTGTCTGTCAAAAAACAAATCGAAATTAATAAATCCCAAATCCAACAATATTTTCTCGCCAAAATTATTTTTAATATTACACTCTGGTTTGTCATATAATATTTCATAACCTGACCTTAAAACTAATGCACCTGGCTTTATATGATTATGCAGATTCAAAATCCTTTTCGCAAATCTCTGCCCTGGATTAACTGCATTTGTGCTCATCCCTGCAGATACATCAGCAAATTCTATTTCATTCCATTTATTCATCTGTAATATTTTGGCTTAAAAATTATTTTGAGAATACATTTAATTAATATTAATAACCACAAACCTTTACCTTTAATTGCAGCATATCTCTTATCTGTTTTTATTTCTATATAATAAATTCTGTCAGCATAAAAGCTGTGCAGTATCAATTTCTGCATTACATATTTGGTAATTCTTTCCCGCTTCTGTTTTTACTTTCTATTATGCCTTTTTCTCTTAATATATTCTCTCTTATCTCTCTTGTCTTCTGGTCTATTAAGTTATTAAGAGATTCTGGAGCTGTCATTCCTAAATGTTCAAGTGCATAATTTTTTGCTTTTGCAACAACAAGAGGAATATAATTATCTCTTATATCAAGATAATCATTATCTTCGGTCACTCTTTGCGGATAACTTGTATACCACAATGTTAAAGTACCTAGTGAAGGAACATTAGCCCCTTTATATAAATAAAGATATTGCCCGTGTTTAAACCAATAAACTTTATTTTGCTTTTCATCAAAACGATGAAGATTATCAAATTCTCTATCTCCGACTTTTATTACTTCTTTATTTATTGAATCGGTAATCTTTGTAATATTGGCAATTTTATATGGTGATAAATCTATCATATAACTAGAATGCGGTGAAAAGACCGCATAATTTACTGTGTAATTATTGCCTAATGCCTTTGTGATTTTGAAATTATTATTGTCAATAATTTCCTCTATCTCTGCTATTGCTGATATATTAGTTCCACTCCATATTGAAATTCTTCTGCCCGCATCTGCAGAAGTTAATCCATGAGCAGCTTTATTTATAGTTCTCGTTGAATCAGTATATGTCGCATTTTGAATTATATTAGTCGTTACGCTTGAAGACTGGTCATTAATTATTGCAGTTTTGCCGTAGTCATCTGAGCCCGCCCCGGATATAATTTCTGCAACATCAAGAACTGCAAGATTCACAAATCCTTTAACTATCTCTTCATCAAGCTCTTCTTGAGTTTCTTTTTTTAACCATAAGATGATAGTATTTACTACCATCTTTAAGGTATAAATTTTTGCTAATGGCTGTGTTGGTGATGGCATTTTATTTACTCCTTAAAATCTAACTTGTTTGATATGTTTCCTGTAAATATCTAAAATAAGCATAGTCAATTATTTGCTTATGCCAATGCTCCATAAAGGGTGAATCTTCTGAACCGTTTTGTATTAAATAACCGCCTGTATAAGGGTCTAATGGACTTCTTATGTAATGAATCTTTATTTGTCCAGTAAAATTTTGTGGAAATACTGCAAGCATTTTATTAACCTGTATAATTACAAGATTATCTGTATTTGCAGTATATTCCGCATACTCTCCGCTCAAATAAATAGTATATAAATGTTCATCCTTCACTTTGATAAATTTATTGCCTGAAGCCGTAACTGCACCTATAACTTTAAAAAAATCCTTATATGGTTGGTCAATTATATAATTACCCTGAATCAATGAAACATTGCCTGTGACTTTTACTAATTCCGGGAAAATTGAAATAAACTTTTTAGAATTTCCTTCAACTGCATTCCAGTAAAAATTAAATAAATCCATCATCCCTCGATTAACATAATCTATTATTACTTCTGCACGAATAAAATTTCCATCAGGCAATGTCCCTTGACCAGGATTAAATTCATTTCTTAACCTGTCAGGAACTCGCTTAATAAAATCCAAGCATAACATATCGAGCTTAGGTGTTGCCATCAATAAATCCACCAGTTATATTTCTTGAAGTGGCAAAAGTGAGGTCAACGCCTTGACTCTTATAATAAATTTTTATAGAAACCATATATCTATTTCCTTCAGGAGTATCTTGTAAATAATCAAATCTATAAGTTCCTGACATAGAAGAAAACGAATGCCTTTCTAATTCTCTCTGGTTTTTATATAGTATGAATTCTTTTTCGGTTATTTCTACTCCACCTGGATCTTGAATTTCATAATCAATAATAAGATGATGAAATGGTTTTGAAGGAACTTCATCTATACTTAAGTTAAACTTTCTTATACAAGATTCATCAACTACACTAAATTTAGGAACAAATAGTTCAGAAAACGGAGATGCTTCTACAAGATTTCTTGTTCTTGCTTTGATAATAAATTCTCTATCTCTTGGCAAATTAAAAATTTGATAAGAATTTGAATATGGATCAGGTAATGAATTAACTGTTCTATTACTGTAAACATTTCCATTAGTATCCGTAACAATAAAGTCCATCCATATTGAACTGTCAGGAAAAGGTAAACAAAGTTTTACTCCAACAGTATCATATATTCTTTGTTCAAGAGTCAAATAAGGATTACCAAGCGGTTTAGGCCAAAATACTCCTGTTGGGTATATTATATTAGTATAATAAGGAAGCCCATTCTTTATTAATGTCATTATCAAATGAACATGTAAATATGCAACTCTATCATATAAAGGTAATTGTTCTACATATTTTTTAAAACATACTTTTCCATTTTCAACATATAATTCAGCCTCATAATCATTTGATGTTAAACTGTTCCCATTAGCGTCTTTCCACCACAGTCTTACTACTGCCTTTTCTAATATTATAGCTCCTTGCAAGTTTTCATTGATTGCAGGGTCAATTGTACCACTAACAGTAATCCCTCCATAAGGAGTATAAGAGTCAGGATACCATAATATAGTATTAAGCCAATTACATATTGGCACATTTAAATCAGTTGTTCCTAATTTATAAGGCATTGTAAATCTCCTATTTTATAAAACTCTTGGTCTTTGTAAATTATTATTGCTTGCTCTATGCGGAATAGGTCTTAATCTTTTAATTTCCTGATAAAATTCATTCAGTAATTGTGCTCTCGGATTTCCAATAAGAAATTGTGAAATAGCATATAATTCTATTGCTTTATCAAAATACTCTGGAATTACAGGCTCAGTATTTTCATTTATTTTAATTTCTGATGAATTTAGATGAACAATTAATTTTAATACATCACCATTAAATTCAGCTGTAGGTTTCGGATATATTCTTAATTGATTATCATAAATAGTCCCAATAATAGGCTGCGTAACAGTTATATATTGAGAATTAATTTTATCTATAAATTCTTTATTAGGAATAATATTAAATTCATACCGCCAGCTCTCAGGAATTTCTGCTGCTTTTACTGAAGCAACTTTTGGTATAGAATAACTATCTGCATGAGTTTGAATAGTAATCGAAATTTTTTTTATGAAATTTACTTCCGATATAATTATATCCTGTGCTGATTTTAATTCGGCATATAATTCTTCATCTGTTATTTCTGAAGATGAAATACCATATAATTTTAACTTGTTTAATACACGCCCTTTAATATTTGTGCTTCTATTGACCATCCCTTATTTTAATTTCTTGAATAATTTTATCTATTAATCTTTCATTCTTTAAATTGCCAGTTGATAAGCCAAGAATTTTTGCTATTTCAATTAATTCTTTCCTCCCTAATTTCAATAATGCTTCTTCTATGTTTGAATGATTTTCTTCTAAAAAATCAACTGGGTCAAATTCAGTTGAGTTTTTTTCATTATGGGAATCCATTCCTTTGTGGATATCTTCCGAAGGAATGTGGTCGTCCATCCCTTCGGGAGATATCCACATCCCTTTTGGAGAAGTTGCATCATCTTTATTTTCATTTTCATCATCCGCTGAGGCAAATTGATAAATATGCGGATACGCTTTTGTATATATCTCTGCAATGTCATCTGGGATTTCAATTGGTTCTTTAGCTTTGAAATTGATTACAATATCTTTCCCATTTTCTTTCCCGTTGTGTTCTGTCGTATTTCTTATTTTATTTAATCTTTTAGTTGAGATTACAAGTAGTTTGTCAACTTTTGAAACTACGATTGCCATTTTTAATCTCCCTTTGTTTTCTAAAAATTTAGCCACTCCTCAGGAGTGGCATTTGATTAAGTTTCCTGTGTAAATGTCAATGAATACCAATCACCTGCAACTGCAGGCGTAGATTTAGTTTTATGTATATACAGCTTTGGTGTTGCAAGCTTAGGTGCTATTATTATTGTCCCTATCGGCGTTGCTGCATAATTTGTTAATGTTGGAGCTGTCGTTCCTTCATATTTCAAAATGAAAGTTTTATTTTCTTTGCCATTCTGGTCTTTGCCTGTAAAACCAATAAATTGTGAAAGTGTGCCTTCCTGTGCTTCTGTCAAACCAAGTATATCTCGTGGTCTGTCACTTTCATAAAGCGAGCTCCAGCCTGCTCTTTTTCCTGCTTCTGCTCCTAATTCTGATGCCATATTTTTATCTCCTTTATTTTTACCATGATGGATTGTTTGGTGAATAAGTTGCAATTACAAGCGATGATGTATTGCCAATAAATTCACTCGGACTTAAGAAACCATCATAATCATATCTGTCTGCTCTTGTATAACCAATTACAGTGTATGAGCTCTCCCCTCTTACATTATCATAATCAGCAGTTCTGTTCTTAAATCCTAATGGAACTGTATGCCCGCACATTACAGCAGATGCACCAATATAAACAGCTAACTTTCGGTCAGATTCATGAACAGCATTCTCAAGTGGATTTGGATTCCCGTAATTAATTATTCCTCTTGATGAATCATAACCTGTATCTCCTGACGTCCAAACTCCTGGATTATTAATATCAACAAGAATTAAAACACCTTCTACTAAATGTGCTTCATAAGCTCCAGTGAATAACGGTGCATTGTTTCCTTCCTTCGTAACTAAAGCAATATGTAATTCTTTGAATAGTGGGTCTTGTGCTAATTGCGCCATTTGTGCATCGTTAATTACAAGTATTCCTTTTACCTTGAAATTACCTGCTGTTGTCGGAACAATCATGTGTCTCGAACCATATATTTGTGCATTCCTGACAACTTGCATTGTCATCTTATCGTTTGAGTCTAATGCATCTAATTGAGTTTTTATTGCATTCTCATAGGCTTCAGGGTCTGGGTCAAATGGCACTCTTCCATATCCAGCAACATAAAAATTCGGATGACTTCTTTGTTTAATAACATCTCCAAATCCGCCTTCGCTCTTAGGTGCAAGTATATTATCTGAAAATCCTCGATATAGTGCATCATAAGGTGCATAAGCCTGCCATCTCTGATTATAATGAATAAATTCATCTTTAAGATTGTCCCATATCTGCATTAACATTTTTGGTGTCAATGCCTGTTCGCCCATCAGTCCATCTCTCGTCTTGACTGGTCTTCTGACTTGGTTAATCAGACATCGGTTATATACCCAGTTGATATCTTCCTCATTACCTTCAGCTTGGTTATCACCATAGATTGGCTTTTTGCGTAATGGAAGCTTGATTGGAACATCAATTGAATGTCCGCCCATGTGATTCCAATCAGTTAATACTTCTATTGGTTTCCCTGTCGGTCTTAATGTCCTTGCTTGAACAGAACCAAACGGAACACTCTTAGGATATCCATGTTCATCAGTCCCGCCTATATGACCAATCATTTCTGCCCATACTGGAATTTGAGTCCACTGTGATTTTCTCATTTTCTGACTTAAGGCATCACGATACATTCTTAAGTCACTATTTATAATTCCCATATTATAATCTCCTTAAAATTTTTCCGATTAATAACTGTATTTATTCTTAATGCTTTCTATTATTTTATCAAGAGTAGCATCATCTGTTATTTTTTGAATTTCATCTGGATTAACCGCAACTGTTTTACTTCCTTTCGTTCCCGTTGGAATTTTCAAATTCTCATCCTTCAGTCTTTCCACTTCTGTTCTTGTCTTCTTAGACTTATTATTAACAATCTGCGTAAGAATCTTTGCATTATTTTCATATATAAATTTCTTGGCAAGCTGTCCTTTCTTAAGAAGCGGAATTCTGCCTATCCTTCCTATAACATTCGTATCAATTCCATCTCCATTTAACATCAATGAATTGAGAAATTCATTATAATAACTTCCGTTTTCATCTTTGGTCAATGTCAAATCAATTCCTAAATCTTTTTCAGTAATGCCGTATTTATCAAGTTCTGATTTAATAATTTTAACTTCTTCTTCTAGTGCTTTATTGTTTATTTCACGAAAGTTATCATTGATATTTTTTAGTTTAGTCAGATTTTCATCGTTGAGCAAAGGAAGTAATTCTGTAGGTGATTCATTATATAAATTTTTCAGATGTGTTTGAGCATAAATTACCTTGCGTAATTCTGTTTTAACATCATTATTGATGGTTTCCAAATCACGCAGGTATTTATTTACTGATAGAAATCCTCCTGTTTCAAGAAGCTCTCTTTCCCATTCTTTGTATTCTTCAGAATTCATATCTTCAGGCATATCAGGATAAAGCTTTTTCAACCTTTTTATAGTTTCCTGCTGAAGAATACTTTTAATTGTTTCATCTTCTTCAGGTAATACAGGCAGTTCAAATTTTTCCTGTCCGCCGCTTTTTTCAATAGGCTTTGGTTCTGGTTCTTTATCAGTTTTGCCTATTTCTTTTTGAACAGAAATCAGTGCTTTAATTAAATCTTTATCATTCTTGAATAGCACTGCATTAACTATTGCCTTTTCGAGTTCCTCTCTTGGTTTATCTTTATACTTCATTAATATTGCCCGATATTCCTCAGGCTGTTGGTTTATTATTTCTTCTGTTAAAAGGAACTCTTTTTCTGATTTGTTTTTTTCTTCTGCTGCATTTTCTTCTTCCTCATTAAATTCGGTTTTATCCTCTGCCTCTTCAGAAGTATCCTCACCTTTATTAGGTTTATCGGGTTCTGATTCAGCTGATGCGGTATCCGTTCCGGGCGCATCATATTTTTCTTTAATGAGTTCTATTGCAGCGTCAATTTCTTCATCATCAGTAAGATTTTTAATTACTTCTGCTCTTTCGTCTTCTTCTATAAATTCAGGTTCATCTTCTAATGTATATTGATTTGGCATGCATTCCTCCTTTTTAAAATGAAAAAGACGATTACTATCCTTTCAGATTGTAATCGCCTCTTGTTATCGAGTTACGATTTATCCGCCTTTGGCGGATTTATCCGCCATTTTTTTGGCGGGGTATCAAATCAGTTACAAATTATTTATTAAAATACAATTTTGCATTCCTTGCAAATCTTGCCTGCAGCCTTGTTTTTGCATCAAATTCTTTTGGATGTTCTAAAACATATTCAGCAAATTCTTGAACGTCCATATTATACCTTTTTGCTTTAGCAGTAAAAATTCCTTTATGCTTTGGATTAATAAATATTTTTGATTTCCTGTTCATTTTTCTCTTCTTTACATAATTTATTCGCCTTTGGCGAATTTATTCGCCTTTGGCGATTTGAATTATTTCTTCATCACTCTTGCCGAAAAAGTTTTTCGCATATTTTGTAAACTCATCAAAGCTGTCAAATATTTTGGTAAAATGTTTGTATGAACTTTCTACAAGACCATTTTTTTGTGGTTTTGTTGGAAGTCCCTCAATATCTACATCAGCCATTACTTTGCCGTCAACTTCCTTTATTCTAATGGAAGTAGATATTTTATTTTTCTTTAAATCTTTTGCAAGATTAAACTTTTCTATTACTCTTTCCTTTGCAGTTTTCCTATCTTCTTCCAAAGGAATGGATTCCCACATTTTTTCACCTCCCAAATAGAAAATAAAAAAGGCAATTACTACCCGATGCCGGGAAATAATCGCCTCTTATTATTGAGTAACGATAATTATCTGCTTAAAATCAAATCACAATGAAAACAAATAACAAAATGCTGGTTGAAAATAAATCACAATTAATATTACACTCAAGTTACTTTTTTTTCACAAATTATGAGAACAACTTATATCTTTTCACTCGGGTCTGGACTATTCCATCTCCTTTTTCTTTCAGTTGCACTTAAATCCCAATACACTGGTTTCTGTTTTATACTAAATGATACGCTTGAAAGAATTCTTTTCATTTCTCCTCCGCAATCACAATTATGAACTTTTATATAATCATTTGTATCTTCATAAAACTCTTTTATATTATTGCATTTTATGCACTTGTAATCATAGAATCGCATTTCTTTTATCCCCTCTTTTATCTTCTATAACATTTAATAATTCACTGATATCAATTTTTGAAAAGAAATATTTGAAATCTTCTGGATTCCCAGAAAAGTTAGCTTCGAAATTAAACCTCATCCTTTTTGCATAAGCACGATGAAGTTTTTCTACCATCTCAGCAAATTTTTTATCGCAGTCTTTTATTATTAAATCTGTTATTGCCATTATACTTTAATTTTTTTTGATACTTGTTCTTTTAATTTTTCTATTTCCTTTTCAGCAATTATTCTGGAAGTATATTTTGTTTTTATATTGTTTATAAACTCTCTCATTTTATTTGCATATTCATGCAGAACTGAATTATTACGTAAAACGCAGATTAAAATTAATAACTCTAAAAAATGCCAGAAGTCATTAAAAAAGAAATCGATTATATCATATATAAGTTTTTGCGTAGTCAATTATTTAATAACTCCTCAATTATTTTGTGAAATCATTCCTATGGGAGTGGATTTATTAAAATTGCCAAGCGGATTAAATCCTTTGGCGGTATTTTTAATATTTTGTGCCTTTTCAAGATTGATTAACTTTTTTGTTTTCAAATCTTCTTTCTTTTCTTCAATCCCTAATTTAGCGGCTATCATTTGTAATTGCTGCATAATCTGTACTAACTGCATCTGTCCTAAATTTGGCTCTTCTAATTTTTTCCATTTGCCTATTATTTTTTGTGCATTAGGAAAGCCGCCCATTTCTACAATCTCTTCAAGTAATAATTCAGCTTTCTTTGGATTAATGTTTATTGTTGCTTCAAACAAATCAATAAGTTTTGCATACTCAATTTCTTTCGCATTTGAACTGTAAGGCGTATTAGATATTTCAATATCATATTCTCCAATAGTTAAATCATTTTTAACTTTCTCAATTATCTTCCCTTCATTAGCATCGTATTCATATTGAGATTGATTAACAATAATTTCATAAGGTTCTTTTCCCGAAGTGATTCTGTATATCCGTTGTGTGGTTACATAATGCTGAATAAAATTAACAGCTAATTCGCAAACTGCTTTTGCTGAATTATCTACATTATTAAATATGTAACTGAAACTTCTTGTCTGCTGTTGTTCTTTAGCAATAAAATGTCTTCCCGATTTTACATCTGAACTTTTCTGCCCTCTGATTTCATCATCAGCATTGCTTATTACTTTCATTAATTGCTGTGTTTCAATTGGGTCTCGTATTAAATCAGGGCTTATTGTCTGTCCTTCTTCTGGTTTTATTGCATTTAAATAACCTGCTCGAACTCTTCTGTATGGCGCAATTCTTTCACTTGTCCAATCTTCTTCAAAACCATCAATAGCATTTTCATCTACTATCCAGCCTTTGTTTACATATCTTGCAAGCAGCTCAAGCTTAAGACTTTGTGCCTTGTTAAAATGTGCTTGAGGGTCCTTTAAATCATCAATTATACTTTGTGCTTTTAATGGGTCTGAGTGGTAATCGTAACAATACTGAGGGATATATACATAATATTTACTATTGAATGGATATGGTTGTTCATTAACTTTTATATTAAATGTTGGAATTACTGTTGTTAAATATCTTCTGTTCTCAAGTTCAATTCTCGGTTCTCCGTTTATTTGATATTGTTCTTTTATTAATTGAATTTTCTCATTGTCAAACTTAAATCCATTTTCTTCTTTAGTAATTTCTGTTATATCATAAGTTCTTTCTGTCTGTGTATCATAAATTATTAATCTTCTCTCTGTTCTTTGCTCATGCAATTCTAATATATCAAATTTCCCTGTTGCCGGGTCCCACCATTGCAAATAGTTCTTAAATAAATTATCATTTGTTGTGCTGAAACCAGTAGCTGTTTCATATACTGCAGAGAACAATGCTTTTAATTTTTTGCTTATCCACTTTTTCTTTTTGTCTTCATCTTTTTCAAAAAATGCAGAAGCTTCTTTTAATATTTCATCTTGAAGCTCAGTATCATTTAATGCATATATATTTAATATCTCTTCAATTGTCATTGAATGCTTTCTAAATAGATAACTTGCTTTGCTCCATAAAGGGTCAGCATAATTTGGTTCAAACATTATCTCTCTCGGGTCTATCGATTCAACAAACAATTCTCCAAGCGGGTCATTATCATATTTCCAGCCAACATGATATACGCCAAACTTTGCTACTATAGAATCCAGAAATACTTTAGTTCTATGATAATCAAAATTGGTATTACGCAGATAATGTAACATAACTTCTGTTACAACCTGTGCTAATTCATTATCTCCTTCACCTTTTGGTTTTGCAATCATTTGTTTCCTGTTCTGAAGTTCTATCGCAATTATCACATTTAATATTGTTCTGATAAGATTATAACTGTTTGCAGGTCTTCTCTCTTCTTTCAATTTCTCTTTTACTTCTTTTTCCCACTGCAATTCTCCAACTGTAAAATCATAATTCTTTGTCATCTCTGCATGTAAAGGTTCAAATTGAGAAGACAAATTATTATACATCCTCATCATATCATATACAGTATCATCATCCCGTATTTTAAAATTTCTTTTAACATTAAACATTTATTATACTCCCATAAAACCTATTTGAACTTTTTTCATTCTTTCTTTCCGCATTTCTATTAACCATTTCGGTTCATTATCGGTATTCTTTTGTCTTGGCTGAGCCAATTGCATAAACATATATTTCATAGCATCATAAGCATGATCATTTTGTCCGTCTGCTATATCTTCAGAATCTTTATCATCTGTAATTAAACTTGGCAATGTTTCTATCAAATGCCTGCATCTTTCATAAATTTTTAATTTTGGCTGTTTAATTATTGTTTTTGTGTATATGTCATATTTATAATCAAGTGCATTGTAAATTGCTTCATTGCATGCTTTTCTGTAACTCATATTATTTAATCCGCTTGCATTTTTAGATACTTTAATCAGCTTAATCCCTGCTCTCAAATAATAAGCCGCAGGAAATTCCTGCCCTGCCATATCAAATGCATCTGGATTCCACATGTTCGTATCAGCTGCAATTGTAATATTTTCAAGACCTCTTTCTTTCAAAAATTTTTTTGTCTCACTTACTTTTTTCTCTCTCGTTTCTTTTTCATGATAAAGTTCATCAAAAATAATTACATTGCCATTATAATCTTTTGCACCAAGTATTAAAACTGTAATATTGCCATAATCTAATCCGCCAAGTATATTCATTCCCTTAATCTGTTTATAATCAAGATAATCTTTCTGCCTGATAATATGTATATCAGGATTCCAGTTATCAAAAAATTGCCCTTCAAAAATATCCCAGTTCCCATACAAGTATTTTTGCTGTTCTTTATATGGCAACTGTTTTAATCTGTTTAAAACTTCGGGATCTCTTTCTAAAAGAATTTTATTATCATAAACTGTTGCTGGAATAAAATGTATCCGTTTCGGATTATAATCTGGATATAATTCTGAACTTGCAGTTTTTGCAACAAAATAATTTCTTACTTCAGTATGTGCTTTGCCTCCTGGATTTGTTGCTGCTGCAAAAAATGGTATAAAATCTTTTCTGCTTGCTTCTAATCTTAATCTTAAATTATAACTTAATTCAAATGGAATTGTTGTTAATTCGTCAATTAATATTACATCATAATTAGCAGACAAATATTGAGATAAATCTGCACTTGAACTGCCGTATCCAAATTCAAGTATGCTGTCATTGTAATATTTGAATATATGCTTCTGCTGATTGTATTGTCCAACTTCAACAGGCAAATCGAAAGGAATTAATCTTAAATGTGTTCGCTCTAATTCTGGGAAAGAAGATCTCAATAACAATACTTTAATCCCTGCATACTGCAGGCAGTTTCTGTGTGCTTCCCACCTCAATGCAAAAGATTTCCCGCCCTTGCTTGCACCTCCATACAAAAATTCACGGTATCCATTTTCTTCTCTGTTCAATATAGCATTATGAAATTCTTTTTGTTTTGGTTGTGGAGCATAATAAACCTTGCCGTTTATTTCTATATTTTCAAATAGCAGCATTATTATTAAACTGATTATCTTTATCATTCTTTTTTATAATTAATTACTACATTTACTTTATGATTAATATCTTGCTCACTCTTATCTCTCCATTTATCAGGCTGTCTGTTCTTTAACCAAAATATCATCGAAGTTGGGTCCGGAGGAACATGTCTAATAATAGGTGTCTTAATTATTTTCCCCTGATATAATTTAATATCAACATCAAGATAACTGTAACCTGTGGCTCGTTGATACAATGAAATTTCTACATTCTTATCACACAATATCTTCCCTTTTTTTAGGGACTCAAAAAACAAAGGATATTGTTTTTTATAATTATTTAAAGTTTGTTCAGTAATATTTAATAGTTTTGCAATTTGTTTGTCTGTCAATCCCTTTTCAGCAGCCTTTTGAATTGTGTCTAAATCGTAATTCATTACATCAATTTTTTTCTTTCGTCCCATGTTCATTTTTATTTTTTATGCAATTCTCTTAATATAAGAATACTAAATCAAGTTACTTTTTTTTGAAATTGTTCTTTTTTTTTCTTTGCAAATAAAACTGAATTTTATTACCTGTTCCTTTTGTCAATATTCCTTCGGAAGAAGATGGGAAAAATCTATTTTTTTTCTGCGATACTTGTAATATAAAATCTTTTTTATTGCCTGGACCGATATATTATATTTATCTGCAAGTCTTTGAATGTATTGTGACTTGTTTCTCTTTCCTCGAATTAATTCAAAATATTCATTTCGAATAAAAAAGTTCCTCAATGCAATAGTGTCAATTAAATCTAAGTCATACAATATTTTGAATTCAGGTGACTTGATAATTTTTTTTATTTCTTTTGTCTCTTTTTCCAATGGATTCCCATTTTCATTTATTATTAGTATTCCATTTTTTTAATTTATATTTAACTGCCTCTTCCTTCTTTACATATTTTGGTTCACCCTTTATATTTATCAGTTCATATTCATTGGCAATAGGGTCATAACTTGCACCATAATAATATGAATCTTTGTATTTTTCCATTAATTCTTTCCCTGTATATGTTTTTATTTTTTTATCATAAGAAATAAAATCAGCAATAGAAGGCAGCTTATCGTATCCTCTGTAATTGTCAATTACATAATTAACAGCATCAAGCATTCTCTCGTCGTTAAAACCGTTTGCTTTGAATCGCTCTTTCAGCAACTTTATCATTTGAGGCTCCATCTTAGGAAATGCTGTTAATATTTTTTCTGTTGCTTCTATTATTGCCTTTTCACTTAAACCGCAGCCTTGATAAATCGAAATCTCATCGCTTGAGGTCTGGGTCGTTTGCAATGTCTTCTGAAATTCTTCTGAGTTTATTTTCTGTAATGTATTTTGAATAGACTCCATTTCTATACTCCGTTTCTTTTTCCCTGATATTTCCATTTTCATCAAGAGCTTTTTCAAGCGTCTTGAAATTTCTGAAATTCCTCAGTTTTGCTTCTTTCATTATCGCTAAAGTCTTTTCATCACCGAATCTGCATATTAAATTCTCAATGAATTCTCTTTCGGGAAGTGTAGGATTTCTGCCATAACTCTTGATTAATATTTCTGTTGCAGGGTCTTTGTTGTTTGGATATCCCTCATGAGGAAGAAGAGGAAAAAATTCTTTTTCTGAACTTTGCACAAATTTTTGTTCAACTTTTTCCCTTTGAGAGGGAATTTCTTTTCCTTTACTTTCCTTTACTTTACTTTCCTTTAATTTAGTTTTATTTACTTTACTTTCCTTTACTTTACTTTGTGGGTTTTCGTCTGTAGAAACTTCCTCAAAATCCTTGCCTGCGGGGTTTTCGTCTGTAGAAACCTCAATGGGTTGTGGTTTTGGTCTGTGGAAACTCGGTTTTTTTGGTACCTCTGCCCGTCTGTTTTTATAAACATCGGCGATTCTGTCAACAAAATTCTGGCACCAAATTACCTTATTATTTTCCCATAATTCACTGTCAATTGCTTTTAATTTTGATAACAAATTTAATATTTCATTACAGGAATTGTCGTCTAAATTTGTTTTTGCCTGTAGAAATTCCCAGTTACCTGGATTTCTACAGTCAAAAAAGTGACCTTCTGTTGAACCTAATAATTCAAGTAGTTTAAACCAAAAAGCATATCCATTATTTCCAAATTTTTTTTCCAGAATGTAGATTGTGGTCTTGTGGCTGCAATCATGTGGGAAATAATCTACCGTTGCTTTCTTAGGTCTGCTCATTTTATTACCGTTATTTTAATTTCTGGATGTATTATTTTAAAGATACTTTCAAATAATCTGAATTTTAATTTCCATAATTCCATTTGAACACCCTTAATTTCTACATATTCAAGTGTCCCGTCTTTATGTGTTAACACAAAATCAATGTAATAATTACATATATGAGTAAATGATTTTCCTTCTTCTTTTAATTTTAACATTGGCATATCAGTCAATACAGCTTTATTATTCTCTTCAATAACATTTATCTCAATTTTTGATTGTCTTTCCCATTCTTTAATTTCACCTGATAATTTCAATAAATCGAGTTCCTCAGCATATTTAGCTTCCCAACCGCTGTGATATTTTACACCATTATACACTGTCTTTCTATGTTTATTAAGACGTGGTTTTTTCTTAAATATTTTTTTATAATTTTCTGCACTTATTTCTTCGGGTAATTCATCTGGACTTCTATAAAAATTAATTTTCTGGGAATCTATTCCTTTGAGACCAGAACAATGTCTGTTTTTCTGGGTATCCATTCCTTTGGAATTTATCAGATTTTTATGACCATATTTTATTTTTTCTTCATACATGTAATTATTATCTCCATTAAACAACCGAAAAAATATCATCAGTTTGGTCAACTTTATTTTTATAAACGAATTTAATTCTCATTTCATCAATAAATTTTATCCTTTGATATACTTCATCAATTTTACTTTTTAAATAATTTATTCCTTTTAAATAACCTTCTTCACTTTTAGGAATATAATAACCGTCATTGCAACTGCATATAACAAATTCCTTATAAACTTTTTGGTCTTCTATTATTTCGTTTATTAAATAAGCTAATCTTCTTTGAAAATCTCTTAACGATTCGTTCGGACCGGCATATTCATCATAAAAATATTTAGCAGATAACGGCTTATTTTCATTAGAATAAGTCTTCAAATGATAAAGTATATTTGTTTTTGTTAGATTATTTTTGTTCATAATTCATTTCCATTTCGCTTTGACGGGACAATTTGTCTAATCTCATATTAGCTATTATTATATAATCTTGATTTAATTCAATCCCTACATAATTTCTATTTAATTTTTTCGCCATTAGTGCGGTAGTGCCGCTTCCCATGAACGGGTCCAGAATTATACCTCCTTCTGGACAACTTGCTAAAATTGGAATCTCTAAAAGTGATGATGGATAAGCAGCAAAATGGTCAACATTAATATTAAATTCTTTAGAAAACGAATGAGGTTCATAATTTATTTGCCATACCATAGGAATATTTTTCATTAATTTTGGGGATTCATTATATTGTTTTTGCATATCCTGTTCCGAAGGAATGTATTCCCAAAAGAATAGATTCCCAGAAGAATAATCTATAGTTTTAATTGGAATGCAGACATTATTTAAATTAAAATAATACCGTTTATTCTTCGTGAAATGGTATAGATATTCATAACTGAGAATAAATCTATCTTTAGCAGAACAAGGAATTACTGTTCCTATTGTAGTTTTTTCCTTTTTAATCAATATTTGTTTAGCCCAAATTATTTTTTGTCTCAATATCCATCGTTGCTCATCTATCATTTTTATTGCTAATCTTTCAGGTTTAAGTAATAGAGATTTAGCAGGATAATTTTTAATTCTTGCTCTGCCAGAATAAATATTTTTCGATAGTTTATGCTTGCCAGGATTATTGCCATGACAAAATCTTTTATCTGCTCTGCCGCTGCTCGCATAAACATCACCCATATTAATCCATAATGAACCGTCTTTTTTGAGAACTCTTTTTAATTTGTTTGTTATCAATAATAATTTATTAAGATATTCTTCAAAAGAATTTTCCAATCCTATCTGTCCAGTTACATTATAATTTCTCATACTCCAGTAAGGCGGTGAAGTAATAATCATATCAATTGACTCTTGAGGAATTTTATTTAATTCTTCAATAGTATCACCGCAGATAATTGTGTTTATTATGTTTTCTATTTTATACATTAACTATTTGTTATCTCCTCCAAAATCGTAGGTATCATCATCATCTTCATAATCATATTTTGCTTCGAATTGTTTTCTCCAATTTTCATCTTGATATTGTTTGAGTATTGCCAATTCTCTTACCGTTCTTTCTTCCTCAGGTTTAGCCAATATTCTCTGAACATCTTCTTCAAATCTCTTTATTTCAATAGCACTTCTTTCTCTTTTAGCAGCCATTTCTTTTGCAATTTTGTATTGTCTAACAGCTTCATCTGCCAATCTTTGGACATCTTTTCTCATTTCGTTGATTTCTTTATCAGTTATGTCTGCGTCGGTTGACTTACAAATTTCAAAATGACAATAGTCATACGACAACATAATTTTTACTGATGCTCCCATTTTAGTCCTCCTTAATTTTTATAGAGAATTAATATGTTATCAAAACGACTTATTTCTTTACTAAATATTTTTTCTTTCTCTTCATTTTCTAATTCAATTAATTCCGGGGATTCAAGCCAAAATCTTATGCCTCCATCCGTTATATCTGGAAATATTTCTACACGGAATGTTTTTTCTTCAAAACCTTCATAAATTGGCATTGATAAAGTGAATTCAAAACTTATATCTGCTGATAATGTTTGCTGATAATTATTTTGAACATTCCCTTTTCTGTCATTTTCCAATTTTGCACTTATGTTTCTTTCATACTTAAAGGCTGTTAATTCTTTTAATATTTTATCACATTCCATTTTGAATTCAAAAAATCTCCTATTCTTTCTTAAGAACTTTATTAATTCTTCATGCTGATAAATTTTATCCCAAATTCCAAATGCTTCTAAATCTGGATTTTTCTTCAATCTGCCAATTATTTCTGTCCTCTTCGGATTTTTCTCATCTACTACTAATTTAATCGAAAGTCCTCTTTTATCTACTGAAACATGACTTGTATTTGTATCCAATAATTTTCTTTTATAACGGTCTTCAAAAAAATTAGCTGGACTGTCAATATTTCCTTCATATATGAACTGAATTGGGACATCTATTTCCGGGGCTTCACCATGACGAATGATTAATTCATTGCCATTTTTAAGTTCTACATTAACCTTATATTCTTCGTTTGTTTCCATAATTAAACTCCTTTTAATTGTTTAAATAAATTAATTTGTCTTTCATCAGGTCTTAATGGTCTGCTGTATACTAATTCTCCTTCTTCTGTATAATATTCCATAATGCCTTCTTCTTGATTATCAATTAAATAACAAACTGCTTTCTTTTCTCTGTAACCGTTTCTTATGTCTGTAAGATTATCTTTTATTGCTTTCTCAATTTCTTTGATTTTAATTTTGTAATCTGAACTTATATTCGAAAATTCTTCTTTAAGTGCACTTAGCTTTATTGAATTCTGAATAAATATATCTCTGCTTTTTTCTAATTGTGATTCGTCAAAAGGTATTCGAACTATTCTTTCCTCTTGAGCAATTGCCAGTGTTTTGATTTCTTCAGATGTTAATTTCTTTCTCATTTTTACTCCACTAATTTTTTTACTATTTTAATTTTTCATCCTCATTTTCATGTAAAATATACCTGATTTGGTTCTGGTATAACTAATCCTTTCTCCGCCCACTCTCTTCTTATCCTCTCTAATATCTCATTAAATTTTTTTGTATTAACTTTGCGGGAACGATTTCTGATTACTACCTCTTCACCTAATATAGTCTTCACATCAAGCCCGAAGTATCCTTTTTCTATATAGTATTCGTGCATTTCTTCAGGGGTAACTTTCTCACCGCTTGTAAGTTCTATATATTCACATATCATTGGAAGCAATACACCAAAGTAATATTTCAATTGTTCATGTGTTCTTGCAGGTCTCTCCTCATCAATTATTATATATACTTTTTTCCCTTTGAACTTTTTTAGTTCATTAACAAATGCTTCCCTGTTATGAAGCAGCATTTTCCCGTTATTATCTATTAAAGCTTTGTATTTTATTTGCATGTTTTATGTATAATTCCTTTGGAAATTATTTGCTTAATAATTTTTCTTGTTCAATTAACACATTTATAATTTTATCTCTGTCACTACCGCCAAAGGCTTCAAGTCTTTCTTTATTATCTTTTTTGAATTTCCTTAACTCTGATATATTGCTGATAAATTTTATTGCTTTAATTACTGCATCAGGATTCTCCCAATCTTCTGGACTTAATTTTTGAGTATCAATTCTTTTAGAATTAGTTTCCTTCTCTGCATTTGGGAATCCATTCCTTTGGAATTTATTTTCTTTTTCTGCTTCTTCTACTTCTACTTTTTCTATCTCTGAGAATTCATTCTTTTCTCGAAGGGCTGTGGCAGTATTATTTATATTCTCTAAATTTTGTCTTGCTTCTGGGCTATCACTTTGGGATTTATCATCTGGGAATCCATTCCTTTGGAATTTTTCAATTTCTTTTGGGAAAGCATCATTAACGCTGTGATATCCTTCTTCAATACCTTTCAATGCTCCAGATATCAAGAGAATCTTATCAATATCCCAGGTTTTTGTTTTGCCGAAATTGAGTTCTACTCTTTCAATTGGAACATTTAATCTCTCAGCTCTCTTTACTGTCATTTCCCTTGCTTTATCCAATCCATTCTTCTTTACATATTCTTCTAATTTTTTTCTGTAACCTTCTTTTGCTTTTTTAATTCCTGCTTCAATTACATAATTAGGTATTGCATTAAGAATTACATTTCGCATTGCCTTTGAAGTCCCTATCTGAAATACAATCTCATCATTACGCTCTTTATCATAAATTGCTTTTCCATTTTTGGTTTTTAAAATCTTTTTCTTTAACAGAAATGGTCTTGATAAATTGAACCCTGTTTCAAAATCAACAAAGTCTCCTATCAATATATATTTGTCCCCGATATCAAAAGGTCTTACTTCAACTGAATTATTTCCCCAATTTCGAGCAAGTATTAATGCTCCGTTAATTCCAACCCCTTCTATATATTTTCCGCCTTGAGGATATGAATAATAGAAATCTTCGCCTGCAAGTGCTGCTTCGCTTTCGACTCTGCTGATTATATCAGGCAGACTTCTTTTTTTTATAACCTGCACAGCTGTTTGATAACGAGTTTTTGTTTGAACCAGACCCTGCACCCTCATAAGTTCAGTTGATGAAAGAGTTTCTTCGCTTACTTCATCTATCTGAATATCTTGAATAAGTTCATTTTCAATTTGATTATTCATTTTATTATTCCTTTTTTTATTTGTTAATTAGTTAATCTCTTATACTCCCGCCGTACCTTTTTTCACATACATTCCAATATTTACAATAACGCTTTGAACATAAAAAAGAATTTCTGTTTGGAATAAATATCCCTTTTTGAATTGCTTCCCCTACAGTTTGAAATATTTTTAAGAAATGTTCTTTGTCTATTGTTACAGTTATGTGTCTTATTTCAATTGTGTCTCGTTTAAGAAAATCTACTCTTGCGCCTTTTACTATTCTTCCTGTCGCTTCTTCAAGTATTGTATATGCAGAAAGCTGTCTTTGATAATTTAATGGAACACTCCCGTTTACAATTTTGTTCGTAGTCTTATGGTCAATTAATTGATTATCAATATCATAAAGGTCTATTGTTCCCATCAAACCAAAATCATATCCCTTAAATTTTACTTTTATCTTTTGCTCAACAGCTGAGGGTATTATTCTCGGTGAAACTTCTTTATGATATTTTTCAATTAATTTAATTCCCTGATCTTTGATTACTCCAGGATTCTCATCCACTAAATCAATAGAATCAACTTTTTGAAATTCATCTTCGAAAGTATCAGAGAATATTTCCTTAGCTTCTTCAACTGGGATATCTTTTTTTGTCTCCACTTTCTGTGAATAATTAACAGCAAGTGTTTTGTGAATTGATGTGCCAAATGCTAAATAAGATTTATTTGGCACTTCTATTTTTTCAATTTCCTGAAAGAAAAATTTAGCACTGCACTCTAAATATGTGTTAATCCCGGTTGGGCGCAAATATGTAATGTCTTCAGTCATTACATTTACTCCTTCCAAAGGAATGTGGATATCTTCCGAAGGAATGGATATCCACATCCCCCTGGGAGATATCCATTATACCACTGTTTCTTCAAATGTGAATTCAACACCAGGAATTGTGCTTTTAGCTTCATAATCATATTTCATTCTTTCTGCTCTTATCTTTTTTTCATCAATCATCAAATATTCTCTTGGTATTTTTGTTTCATCAATAATCTTAAAAGTTTTAGTTCTGCGGGTTGTAATTCTTGATTCATTCAACTCTGATATTTTTTTTATCTGTGGTATTACTTCTGGAATTATAGCAGGTTCATCTCTCCCTTCTGCAATTGCTTTTTCTAAAGCTTCTTCTTCTAATCGCTTTCTTTCTTCTTCGGCTTTGCGTCTTGCCTCTTCCTCTTCTTTCCTTTTGAACTGAAGTATTTCTTCTTCTAATCTTTTTTGTTCGCTTTCATATAAGGAAGGTATTCTTTTAAAGAATCCATCTATTTCAGTTTTTTTATCAATTAAAGGCTGAACTATTTCTCTTCTTAATGATTCAATAGTTTTTGTTATTCGTTTGAAATTAGCAACATAATTTGCAGCAGCTGCAACATCCGTATATGTTACAACTACAATTGCAGCGGATTCTTCGAGAGCCTTGTTAATCCCTTTTATCAAGTTTTGATAATCTTTATTGCTTTCGAGAAAACTTTTGATATCCATTTTCAGAATATCATTTTCTTTTAATAGTTGTATTGCATTTGTCATTTCAGCTCCTTTTTGTTTGTTTGTTAATTAATTTCGGAAGTAAACGAATTTATTTTTTCCATAGCTTTAGATTTTTTTAATCTCTCACTTAAAACAATAGATGTTATAATTAATCTTACTAATGCTCTTTCTTCATCATTTAATATCCCATGATATTTTTCATATTCTTTTAATCTGCGTTCAATAATCGGTTGAATTACATCTCTTAAACTTCTATTTGTTGTTGTCATTTTTGTATCCTCTCTAATACTTTGTCAAATAAATATTCTAAGTATCTAATTTGTGCTTCAGAGAGTTTTATGCCTCTTTTTACTAAAGAGGCAATATTGTTTATAAAGGTTTCATGCTTTTCATTCTTATCTATCAATCTTAATTCATCAATATTTTCTATTATGTAATTTATTTTATAACATACTGCCTGCTTAATTGCATCATTATTAAGAAGTTCTTTCCCGCTTAAATTTGTATTCGAATAATTCATACTGTATCCTTTTTTAATTAGCCCCTATGGAGTGAGGGCAGCCCCCATAGAGGCCGGTATGCTGCTTACTGTTGTAAGCAAAAATCATTATAACCGCAGTAAATTTTCTTCATAAATTTTTTCTTTGATATACTTATCTAACTCTCGTCCATGCCCATGCCCAATCATATCAACTAATGTATTTAACAAATTCTCTTTATTATGCCAGGTATCATTTATCCCTTGACATATTGCTCTCCAGAATTCTGGGTCATCAAATGCATTTTCAATCAGCCATTGCTTTGCTATTTCAAATGCTCTGTGCGAAGATAATTCTTTGATTATTTCACGAGTTTCATCTTCTTGATAGTCTTCTATGCTTTCTCCATGCGTTTCCATCCAAGTTCTTAATTCATCTCTCATATTCCCTCCTTGATTTTTATTATTACGAGCATTTATATCTTTAGATTATCAATAATTTTTTTAAGCATTATATCACATATAATAATTACAGTTGAACATGCCACACCAAAAATTATTGCTGCTGTTGTTTCATTATATCCGATGAAAATTCCTGTTAGAAATGCTGATATAATTGCCGCTGCAATCCATATATGAATTTTATTAAGCAAATACAAAGCATCTTTAATCATAAAACCCCCTTGTTTTTGGGAAAAGAAAAAATTCTTCTTGCTATTTCTTCTGCTGTTTCTATTCCTTCTAAATCTTCTTTTGTCCTTGTCGATCTTTTATTCTGATATTCAATCACATCACTAATTCTGAATTTGTATCTCTTTTCTCTGTTCTTGCCTCTGTAAATAATTGCTCTTAATCTTCCTGCTCTTATTTCATTTTTTATAAAATCAGTTGATTTATGAAGCAGTCTTGAAAGTCTGTGCAGTGATATTTCTTCTATACTTTCATAAACTTGCTTTTCCGCAATTTCATTTATTTTTCTTTCAAGATTTTCCAGTTTCTCAAGTATTAATCTTTCTGCTTGTGTAGCAATGATTTTATTTTCTTTATTCAACGACATTCTTTTCTCTGACTCTTAATCATTTTTTATTTTGAAGTATGTTATTATAGCTTCAAGTATTCTTTCATCTCCTGTTTCATCATATATTATCTTAGCATCTTTAATTTTCAAATCATAATTCGGTCTCATCTCAAGAATTGAATAAATTTGATTTTGTGATTTATAACCGCACAATTCAGAAAAAAATTTAAATGCATTCGGAACAAACTTTTTCATTCTAACCTGATATTCTCTTATTGCAGTATCACATGCGTTTAATATTATCTTTATATTATTTTCATTATTCTTTCGTAATTGATTCGTAATAGATTCGTAATAGATTTGTTTTTGATTCTCATTTCTCATTATGTATTACCTTGTTAATTTTGATGTAGAATTAATTTTAGATATCATTATGTATTTGGTTAAATCTTCATTAAAAATTTTTTCAAGCTGTTTGAGAAGGGAAGGTTTTATCGTCCCTCGTTTTATCATTATATATACTGTAGGGTCTGGTATCTTTAATATTTTCGATAAATCATATTTAGAAAGGCGTTTTTCTAATAAGAATTTAGTAAAATCAAACGGTAACATTTTATTATCCTTAATTGTTCTAAATTTCTCTCGTAAATATAATAAATAAAAATCAAATGTCAAGAGTAATTTAGAAATTTTTTGCAATTATTTTATTTAATATTTAGAAATATTTAGATAAATTAAAAACATGAACTGGCAGGAATTTATTGAAACATTAATGAGGGATTTTAGATTGAGTTCTATTGAATTAGAACAAAAAACGGGGGTTTCTAATGCTGTAATTTCTCAGTTAAAAACAGGTAAAACAAAAAAACCCAATCAATATACAATAAGAAAACTTGAAGAGGGATTAAATATTAGAATCGACGACAGTGACCCAAATAATATAACTTATAAAAAAATTCAGCCAATTCCTTTTGAAGGGGCAATTCCTGCAAGAGAATATCCTTTACTCAGCGAAGTTTACGCAGGAGAACCTGATAAATTTGATATAGAGTTGTATGATGAAAAAGAATACTTTGCTTATAAATATCCTTCTCATCGATGTTTTGCTCTCCGTGTAAATGGACACAGCATGGAAACAACGCTAAAAGATGGCGATGTTGTTCTTGTTGATATGGACTCTCCGCCTGTCCCGGGTGATATTGTTGCAGTCAAATTAAAAAATGGAAATCAATACATAAAAAGATATTATCCTATTAATGAATATTTTATAAAATTATCTTCCGACAATCCTGATTATGATGTTCGATTAATTGATACCAAAGATATTGTTGCTATTCATCCAGTTGTTGCTATTAATCTTTATACGAGAAACTTTTCCCGAAGAGGTTAATATCAAAAAAATAAATATGTTTTTATGTATATATTAGATTCAGATTCTCATAAGATAACAATCATCGCCAAAAAATCCATGTGCCGCAAAATTCCTTTTATTAACCCAGGCGATATTATTGTTGTTGATATAAAAGGGCAAAAAAATGATGGCAGTCTTGTTATTGTCTTCGATAACGAAAACTGCTGGATTGATAAATATTCAAAAGATCTCGAACATTTTAATACATATTTAATAAGCAAAGTTATAATGAATAGTTAAGTGGAAATCTTTTCCATTTCCGAAGTAATAGATTCACAAAAAAAATGAAAAATATAACAATTGATGAAATACTATCAGCTGTAATTTCTTTTTGTTTTGGAAATGGTAAATTAGAAGAATCCATAAAAAGGATTAAAAATTGTTCATCTGATAATTTAGTGAGTGATGAACAACTGCATCAATATATTTTTTCTTTATATGTTCTTGTAATTAGCGAAGTAATTTACAAAGCATTCCAAAACTCAATAATTTCTGATAATCTTTTTGATAAATTATTCAAAATAGTATATGAAAATTTCCCAGAAGAATTTGATTTTATTATTGAAAATTATGTAAAGTATTCTGAAGCATTATATAATAATAAAAGTTATGATTTGCTTTCATTAAGTTTATTAATATCGAGCAATCTAAGAAAAGATAAAAAAAGAGACTTGTTATTAGGTGCAATTTGCACACTTGAATTTTCTTCATTATTATTATCATTGAACAACTTTCTCGAAGAAATTAAGCATGATTATAATGTTCTTGCTGAATAAAATTGTAAAAATAAAACGATGATTAATTTAATTAATAAAGTATTTGTAAATAAATTTTATTGATTTTTGTATTGACATTTTCTTTCTGCTGTGGTATATTTCATACCACTAATTGGAGGCAAAATGTTATCATTTGGAGATTTTATTAAAAGTCATAGATTAAAATTGGGTTTAACCTTAAGGGAGTTCTGTAAAACTTACGGTCATGACCCAAGTAACTGGAGTAAATTAGAAAGGGGTGTTATACCCCCTCCTGCAGACGAAAAAACATTGAGAGTGTGGGCTGAACAACTCGGTATAACTGAATATAGTTCAGATTGGTATACTATGATAGATTTAGCTGCAATAGAAAAAGGTATCATACCATTTGATTTGAAAAAAAATCAGTCTGCTCTTGAAAAGCTTCCTCTGTTTTACAGAACTTTAAGAGGTCAAAAGCCAACAGAAAATGAAATGAAAAAAATCGCAGAACTTTTAAGGGAATAGAATTGGAATGTTTTGATTTATCCCAGTATAAAGCACCATATTTAAAATATGAAGAAATCCGTAAAAAAGCTGATGAATTTCGGGCTAAGTATTGGGAAAACCAGACAATTCCTGTAGACATTCTTTATATCATAGAATTTAAATTGAATTTAGATATAATCCCTATAAAAAACTTAAAAAGTTATGGAGATATTGATTCATTTTTATTAGGTGATTTATCTGGTATAGCAGTTGATAGTGATGAATATATGGATGATAGATATTTAAACAGAATTAGATTTTCTATTGCTCATGAGATAGGACATCTTGTTTTACACAGTGATATATATAAAAAATGTAAACTGGAACCACTGAAAGAAATTCAAGATTGGATTACCTTTATTAAAACAGTCCCCGAAAAAGAATATAACTGGTTTGAATTACAGGCTTATGAATTCGCTGGACGTCTGTTAGTTCCAATAAATGAATTACAAAATGAAATTAATAAATTTAATACGGAAATCGAAACGGCAAAAAGTTTAATTTCAGATATTGATAACTATAGATTAGCAGAGTATTTAGCCCCTAATATTGCGAATAAATTCCAAGTGTCTCCTGAGGTTATAGTTAGGCGCATTAATGTTGAAAAAATTTTTTAATAATGATTTAATAACGGATTGAGTAAAAAATAATGATAATATCTTAATTAAGGAGACCGTATATTATGACGATGTTGTTGCCTTCGTTTAACTTCATAGGAGGGAAAGAGAAAATGAAATTGCTACGCAACTTTCACCTAACAAAAGTTAAACAAAATTTTTTTTAATCGGTAGGGGGGTCTGAAATGAAGATGAATAACAAAGCAATATTTATAAAACAAGAGCTATTATTTACTTAAAGAGGTATCAATATGAATCATTGGACAAAATTAAGCATAGAATTTGCTAATCAGAGAAACTACTTAGATGAGCTTTTCAAAGTCTATCCTACAATCCCAGAAGGAATACGAGAGATAGATAAACGAAAGTGGAATGCAATCGAAAAAGCGTTTAACGATAAGAACAAAATCGAACTGTTAAAATTATTGCTTTCTCTTGATTTATTTCCAATAAAGGACTCTTATGTAGCCTATCTAAAAAGAGACTCGACAGCAATAAGCAGAAACCCAGCTACCGTTGACAGACTATATGGAAGATTAACAGAATTAGGGTTAGACAAAATTTGGGAAAGATGCTCAGAACCAAAGGAAACTAATAGGCAGATTGGCCCTTTATTTAGGAGATGGATAAATAAGGGTATTTTGGGCGTTCCAAATCTAAAATTGAGAGAATTTTTGGAAACAAATAATAATGCAGTTTTAGATGCAACTGAAAAAGAAATGACGGATTTTGCTAAAAAGTATCTAAATTATAATAGAAACAAAGGTTTGGATTTTGTTGCAAGATTTAATGGAAAATATGTTATTGGCGAGGCAAAATTCTTAACAGATTTTGGAGGGCATCAGAATGCACAATTTAATGATGCAATAAGCACAATAAAAACTGAAGGAGTTAAAGCAGAAAAAATTGCTATTCTTGACGGTGTGTTATACATTAAAGGAAATAACAAAATGTATAAGGACATAACCACAACTTACGCAGATTGCAATATCATGAGTGCATTAGTCCTTAGAGAATTTTTATTTCAACTATAAAGAGAAATAATATGATTTTAAATTACGAAGGGAAAAAAAGCGAAAAAGAAATATTGGATAGTATCAAACCCATATTTTTAAAATCCATTAGTGGAAATCCTAAATCAAAATCTAAACTGATTAAAGGCGAAAATCTTGAAGTTATGAAATATTTAATTGATAGATTCAACTTAAAAGGGAAAATAGATTTAGTGTATATTGACCCGCCTTTTTCAACAAATAATATTTTTAGAATGAGTAAAGATAAAGCAAATGCAATAAGTCGCAGTAATGGAGATAATATTGCTTATGATGATTCTTTAATTGGTCCAGAATATCTGGAATTTATACGAGAAAGACTAATACTATTAAGGGATTTGTTATCTGATAAAGGTTCAATTTATGTTCATATAGACTATAAAATAGGGCATTATATTAAAGTACTCATGGATGAAATATTTGGTAGAAAAAATTTTCTTAACGATATAACAAGGATAAAATGCAATCCTAAAAATTTTGAAAGAAAAGCTTACGGAAATATCAAAGACATGATTTTATTTTATTCAAAGACAGGTAATCATATTTGGAACAATCCAAAAGCACCTATGTCCGAAGAAGACATAAAACGATTATTCAAAAAAATAGATAAAAATGGGAGAAGATATACTACAATTCCTCTTCATGCTCCAGGTGAAACAACTAACGGGGTAACAGGAAAATCTTGGAGAGGAATGATGCCACCAAAAGGCAGACATTGGAGATGCTCTCCTTCTGAATTAGAAGAATTAGATAAACAAGGTTTGATTGAGTGGTCGAAAACTGGAGTGCCACGGAAAAAAATTTATGCAGACGAAAAAGATGGAAAGAAAATACAAGATATTTTAGAATTTAAAGATTTACAAAATCCTTCCTACCCGACTGAAAAAAACTTTGAATTACTTAAATTAATTGTAAACGCATCTTCCAATCCGGATAGTATTGTCTTGGATTGTTTTTGCGGTTCTGGGACAACCTTAAAAGCCGCACAGGAATTGGGTAGAAATTGGATAGGAATTGATAAATCGGAGGAAGCAATAAAAGTGGCTTTGAAAAAACTAACTTCAGAACAAAGAACCCTAACTAGTGAAGAAGAATTTGAATATTTGGAACAAGTAAGTATCCTGAAAAAATCAATATAACTTTACGGTCGGAACACTCCCTAAAAAAGGAGAGTCAAAAACTTGAAATTATTGGCGAGTAAGAAAAAACTACGACAACAACGGAATTTACGGCAGGTTTTCGAACTCTGCGGAAGTCTTCGGCTTCCTTGCCCCGTTGCACTCTCGCCTGTCGGCTCTGGGCACATAACAGCGGACAAAAGGTTCGACTCTTGCAGAGCCTCACCCAAATTGCCTTCGGCAACTTCTTTTATCCGCAAACCGTTAAACGCATTATAACCCGCAATGAATATTATGGCCAAAATAAATTATAAAAAAATTAGTTGTGAAAATTTATTTGAGTGCGACCAAGTTATGTCAGCATTTAGAATTCTTTTGCCTAATGGTAAAAATCGGGTCATTACCCTAAAAGAATGGTTTAATAAAATTTTTCAAAAAAAATTAAATGATTCCATCCCAATTGTTGTTAGTGAACAAATTGAAATAACAAGAAATATTATGGTATATGGATATTTTTTTTATCCAATTTTTACTTTTGCTTCAGAACAACTTACTCGCATTGCCGAGAATGCAATCAATATCAGATGCAATTCTCTTCAATGTCCAAAATCAAAAAAAACATTTAAAGAAAAAATCGAATGGTTACATAAAAATTCTCTTTTATCAAAAGAATCATACTTAAAGTGGGAATCTATTATTAAATTAAGAAACAAATTTTCTCATCCAGAAAAGCAATCTATTATTACACCTTTTATGGGTATTGAATTAATAAATAATATTGTTGAAGAAATCAATAATTTATATACTATAAAATTATCATAACTTTTTCCTAAAGTAATGGATTCACAAAATGAAGGGCATTTACTTACAAAAAAACTCTCCTTACTATTGGCTGCGATATTATGACAAGTTAGAATCCGAGCCTTCTCGCAGAGGAAAATCGATTAACACAAAAATTCAAGTCACTCCTGCAGACAAACGCAGATATGAAAAAGGTGAAAAACTTTTAGGTACTCCAGAACTTAGAAAATTAGTTCAGGAATTTAAAGCTGGATTGGCAGAACGTGATATGCAGGCAAAATCAGGTGTTAAACTTAAAAAGAAATTACTATTATCAGAAGGCTATAAAGAATTTAAGGAGTATCGCTCGATTCCCGGCAGTAAAAATTATCTAAAACAAAAAACACTTGAAAACTACGATATTGCTGTGTTGCATTTTTTAAATACATGCAAAGATAAATACATTTATAAATACACTGAATCAGATTACAATAAACTTCTTTTTTACTTTGAAGAAAAAAAATTATCAAGGAATTCCCGCTCTATTTATTCACGTGCCTTGCATTCACTCTGGAAATATTTTATTGATAAAAAATACGCAGTCAAAAATATTATAGAAACAATCGAATCAGAAGAAAAAGACCCTAATCCTATATTGAATGAAGACATGTATACTATTATACAGTCATTAAAAGAAGATAAAAAATATCCTCATCATTACTGGATTATTTATTTTATGTTATTGACTGGCTGCAGACCTTCAAGTGCTCTGGTTCAGATGAAAGAAGATATAGACTTTAAACGAAAGCAAATCATTATAAGAAATATAAAAGCTGGTGAACTGAAAGGAAAACCATATTATCGTTTCCCTCTTTATAAGGAATTAGAAAATTTGCTTAAAGAAATGAAAGTTAATCAAGGTGATTCAGGCAGACTATTTTATATGTATAAAATAAATCCTCGAAATTATACTTACCCACTAAGCTTTTGGGAAAGGAAAATAAATTCACTCTATAAAACTGGAAAAATTGAAAAACGATATACACTTAAGCAAATCCGTTCTACCACCGCAAGTTTTTTAATTAACATTCTTCAAATGGACATATTCACAGTAAAAAAATTATTAGACCATGCCAATATTCAAATTACAGACAAGAACTATGTAGATTACAATATCAATTTAGCCAAGAATGAATTAGACAAATTTACATTAGATGATTTAAAAAAAGTGTTATAAAATGTGTTATAGTGAAGATTTGATTTCTCTTCTTTAAACTAAAAAAGCCTTGTAACTTCTTTAATTACAAGGCTTTAGTTAGCGGGGCCGACGAGACTCGAACTCGCGACCTCCTGCGTGACAGGCAGGCGTTCTAACCAAGCTGAACTACGACC